AGCGGTCGCGACTCCGAAGTCGCCCGTTCCAGCTCCGGTGGACTTGGTCGTGCGCGCGATCTCCAGCCGGTTGACCCACACGTCGACTCCGAATGGATTGACCACGGACATGATCGCGCCGGCCGTGTCCGCGGCCGCGGACAGAGCACCCGTGATGATGCCGCCGTTGGAGCAGATACGATTGGAAGCGGCGTCGGCCACGACCTCGGTGCCGCGGGCGTAGACCCCGCCCGTCGACAGAGCTTTGACCAGACGCGTCCCACCCTGCCGCAGCGCGCAGTAGTAGTTGATCGTGACCGCGAGCTCGTAGATGCCAGCGACTTCGTTCGCCGTCGAGTTCCCGATCGTGGGTGTGCACTGGTACCCGGCGTAGTTTTTCACGTACGCGACGCCGCCGCCCGTGATCGCGGTCCCGGAGACGCCAGTGGCATCGACGTTCTGGAAGAGCTGCCAGTAGTCACCCTTGGTGTTGACGTAGACGCCACCGAGATCACCGGGGCTCGGGAGCGCGGCCAGATTGAGGGTGTCCGGACCTTTGGCCTGACCCCAGTTTGGAACAATGACTCGGTACATAGTGCCAGCGCTCCTTTCTTAGTTCACGATGATGTCGTTGATCTGGTAATGGTAACGCGGTCCCGGCGACGCGAAGATGTACGCCAACCGGACCGCAGACACGAGCGCGTCGGATTCGGCCGAAGGAATGAAGTCTTGGATGCCGCCGCCGAAGATCCGATCGGTGGACACGTAGTAGTGAACGTACGCGTCACCCGTGTTGAACCACCAGAAGGTCTCGTGGCTGTTGAGCGGCGTCGGATACCCGGACAGCGGCGTCGCCGACTCCTCGGTCGTGTAGACCGCGTACTCGTCAGCGATGTCGTCGGCTGCGGCTTCGCTTCCTGGGCAATACCGCGAATCCAGAATGAGCGCGTGCTTGAACTTGACTCCAGTGAACCCGAGCGTGGGTTCGGTGACTTCGGTGAAGCGCTGCTGGGCCTGGAACTGCATGTTGATCGCGGACCGGACCAATGGTGTGGTGTAACCGATCGTGGGCTCGGCGCCGCCGATCGTCGCGCGCGTGTACGTCTTTTCGAGCGCGTCGTAGTTGATCTCGGTGCCGAGCGAGAGAACGTTGCCGCGGATCGCGCGACCGTAGTTCGCGTCGTTCCGAAGAAGTTCTCCGTACTCGTTGTACACGACGTTGTCCCACGACACGTTCGTGCCATCGTTGCAGATCTCCGCCCAGCCGTTCACGTTCACGTCGCCCCACGACGCGCCTGATCCCGGAAGGAACATGGAGATCTCCCAGTGCGATCCAAGCGTCAGGAACGCATTGGAAATCCGCGACTCCAGAAGGTCCATGATCCGATACGAATTCGGGGCGTTGTACACGCGAAGATCCGCGAGATCGAGAACGATCGGGATGCGAAGCTGTCGCGGGGTCCACCGAAGCTGCTGCTCGAGTTGACGCTGCGAGTTGGTGAAGCGGCGTCCCTTGCGGATACCGCCGCCGCCGGAGCCCGCGTAGACGAAGGCTTCGGTGACAGCAGGCGAGCCGGCCCAGCGCCGGGCGGACTCACGCATGGTTCGACCAAGCTGCGTGGCTTGGAAACAGTTGTCCATCAGATTCTTGGAACGCTCGTCGACGTAGTCGCGGGCCATCAGGGTGATGGTGTCCACAGCAGACATTGGTCAACCTCCTTCGAGTTTCAGTTGGGACGGAAGTGAGACAGAAGTGGCATTAGTGAACCGGAATCGACGAGACGTCGACATCCGGATACTTGGCTGCGATCTTGGTCTTGGTCTCTACAGCTTCGGTCGGCAGGTTGGCTCCGATCGAGTAGCTGTAGCGCGGTTCGGTGGCCACCGGAGGCTTGTGCGATCCGGAGTGGAAAGCTCCGAGCTTTCCGGTACCACCGGGTGAAGTGAAATCTGGAGTCGACGCTTTCGAGCGAATGTCGCGTTCGATCGCCTTCCGAGTATCGGCTTCCCATTTGGCACGGTCGTCCGTGTCCTTCTTCTTGCGATCGTCGGCGGTGAAAGCGTCGTACGCGGCATCGAGGCTGGAGTACTTGCTTGCGTTTTCGGCAGTGAACTTGCGGAAGTCAGCAACGGGAAACTTTTTTCCGAAGGAGTCTTTGTAGTCGCCGGACCGATCGGTCACGAACTCGGTGAAGCCGAGACCGGACGTGCGGACTTGGTCGACGTGGCTCAGGATCTTCTTTTCTTGTTCGGCGAGCGCGTTCTTCATCATCGATTCGACTTCGGTACGCGAGTACGTGTCGCCGGTCGATCTGTCGCGTGCGCCACCACCCGGGGTGGACTCCAAGTCCGACAGGTCGAGCTCGAGATCATACTGCTTGGCGAACGCCTTGAGTGCGTCCACGGCACCAAGCCGGCGAAGGGTGGCGATATGCTCGTTGATCCAACCCACGTTCCAGCCTTCCACTTCCTTGATCTTGTCGTCGCGCTTCTGCATCTCGGACTTGAAAGTGGGCACCGGCACGTACTCTTGATTGAACGCCGAGAGCGTGTCGTCGTCGTCGAACGCGGCCAAGGCCGCGGTCCGCTGCTCTGGAGTGAGCTTGGTGTTGGCTTCGAGTGTCTTCTTGAGCCACTCGCGGGGATCAACCTGTTTTGCTTTCGCCATGATGTTTTCCTTCTCTCCCGTCTACCTTCCGGTCCGCGTCGACATGGAGCAAAGTGAAGACGAAGACGGGGACTGGTCCCGGTAGCTAGACGATGGACAACGGTAGGTGGAACTGTTCATTTTGGACTTCGGGCTTCGAACTTGGACTTTGGTCAAAACTACATCATCGGGTTCGGTGACATAGGCAACTGCGCCGGTTGTGGCATCGGTGGCATCGGAGCCGGCACCGGAGACTGGACGGGCGACGGTTGAATCAAGCCGCCGAGGTAGGGCTCAGCCGACGCCATCTGTGAATTGAGTTGAGGAAGGGTCTGCATCAGGTTGTCGAGCCACATCGACACTTCAGGAGGAACGTCTACCGCGGTCATCGACAACATCTGGAGATTCTTGAGGAGCCCCGCGACCGCAGCCGAACGGAGTCCCGCGACACCACCTTCACTTGGGTCGATTGAAGCCGACTTGCCGTCGCCGAAGCCAAGTAGCGCTGTCGCGTTCTGCTTCGCTTCGGACTCGCGTTCGCGGTGGTAGGAACGTTGCGGAGGGGACATCGGATCGAAGCCGCCGCCGACGCGATCCGATTTGTCGTTCGCGTCGGAGTCCGGGGGTCTGGCGATCAAGCTCTTGGGCACTTCGATCTCAGTTCTTAGACTTCAGCCCTTGATGCCCTTGATCGGCGCCTTGGAGGCATTGGTGACGATGTTGCCGACTTTCTTCGGTTTCGCGCTGGAGGTCATCTTGATTTTCTTTCCGTAGCCGCGCATCGGTTGACTCCTTCGTTTAAGTTGCTGTTTCGAGCTGGAGTGTGGGCACAACAGAGAAAGAAGTCAACACCTTGACTATATTCACGGAGACGGTAAACGGTGACTGAAGTGAACGCAGTGGGTGAAGCTACTGGATGCCGTCGTACCCTTGGGCGGTGATCAGCTCCGCGTACACTTCACATGGAGTGAAGCCAACCGGAGTGGTGACCTCGATCGACAGAAGGTCGCCGGCCGCGAAGGTGAAGGCGTAGTACTCAGCCCAACGGGTCAAGACCACCGCTCCGGAGCCGCTTTCGCTGAATATAGTGGCCCCGTTCTTTTTTACCGCGTAATTGTACGGAGTCGCCGCGGGGCTCGTGGAGAACAGCAGACGCAGACCGACTACGTGACCCGCACGCGAGACGCTGGAGAAGTTGACTCCGACCGATTCAGCGAAGTGCACGTCGAAGAGCGCGGTGGTGGCGTTCGCCGGAAGAAGGGTGATGTGATACCCAACGATCTGTTCACGCATCGACGTAACGATGACGCGTTCGCCATGCGTCAACGACGAAGGGTAAGTGGTCGTGCTGATCTTGAAGTTGGGCGAGAGGTGAATGTGGGGATTGGAGATCAACACCCGCGACGAGGTTGAAAAGTTGGTCTGGTCGATGAGCCGCGGAGTCGCGTGCGCGTGAATGAACGTGCAGTCGTTGAGCCACAGGAACGACGCTCCCGAGCCCACGGGCATCTCCACCATGTACTGAGCCGTGGAGTGGTTGTTGAGCGTGGAATTGGTAACGTGGAGCCGCGAAGAGTTGGTGAGCGAAAGACACTTGGCCGTACCCACGTTCTCGAACCAAGCGTGCGAAACGTGACCGATCGAAGCATCGAGACGCAGGCATCGCGACGAGATCCCGTTGAACTCGACGTGGTCACCAATCTCGAAGAATGCTCCCGTGACGCGTATGCCCGTGTTGCAGTAGCCGATGAGATTGGCTCCGATGAAGGTAATCGTGGTAGCCACGGTACCTGACGGTAGATCGCCGCCGGCTCCCGCGAAGGACTCGAGCGCGATTCCCTCGAAGAATCCATTCACTTCGGTCGAGTCGATGACCGAGTTGATGTAGCCACGGACCCGAATGCCGAAGTTCCCGGAGCCCGCGGGCGCGGCGACGTTGACGTTGTGAACGGACACGCTGCGGAGCTCGAAGTTGACCGCGGTCCACAGGTCCAGCGCGGACGCATTGAGGTTCGTACAGATGATCCGGACGTGGTCGAGTTGAAACCCTTGGATGCGATCACCCGTGACGCCGAAGGATTTGCCCACTTTGATCGCGGTGCCGGTGCCGGTGTATTCGATCGTGCCCCACGTGTTCGTGACAGGCGAAGAGGCGTAGCCGTCGCGCTCCTGTGCGAATTCAGAAATGATCCTGGTGTAGCTACTGGTGATGTTGGCGGTCGTGGTACCGATCGAGTATTTGGCGGCTCCGAGCACGACAGGCTGATGCAGCGTATAGGTCGCGTTGATAGCCGCCTGCATCGCCGAGGCTCCAGTGCCGAACCACTCCGGATAGACGTGCGGTGTCAGACCACCGAGGGACACTACGGAGGTGGACGAGTCCACCAGAGTGAAGACCCCGTACCGGCCAGCATCGAACGGACCGCTGATCGTAACGGTGACCGCAGGATCGATGTAGAACTCCGCACCTTGGTCGATTTTCAAAGTGGTGTTGGCCGGAAAGGCTAAGTTTGCAGTAATAGCACAGCGCCCCGAGCCGATTTCTACGGAGCCTCCAGCGACCGGTACTGCCGCAATCGCAGCTGCAATGGCCGTCTGGTCCGCCGCTGCATTCGCGCACGCAATCGCGCCTCCGGTCGAGCCTCCGCCGGACGTGACGTTGAAATACCGAGTCCACGTCGAACCGCAACCGGTGAACTGGATGTCGACCGAGGACTCGTTTGTGTAGAAGTCGAAGGAACCAAGAAGGTCCGCCGTGAACGGATTCGACTTGAGCGTCAGAGTCGAATTTGAATAGATCACCGCGTTCGTGATCGTCCCGGTTTTGCGGACTAGGACTGAAGCACCTGGGCACGAGCGCTGAGCGTCGATTCTGGACCCCGACAGGTTGACGAGGACGTCGGCGCCGCCACGTTCGACGTAGCTCTGGAGACGACCGAGGGCGGACGCTGAAGGGGCGCAGAGAAGCAGCGTCAACGTTGCTAAGGACGCGACGGCTAAGTTTCGTAGACTGGTCATAGGGCGCTCGACTCCTTCACTTGGAAATGCGATCCACGGAACACGGTCAAGGTGCCGGTCGCATGGGTGTTCTGTCCGGCCTGAATTCCGAACGCGCCGGTCGACGAAGGAACGAGCGAGCCGTAGCACTCGACCATGCTTGATCCAGTCATTGTCGCTTGCGCGACGCTCGAACCGATGCTCGAGATCTGAGCCGATAGTAAAAGCGCAGTATCGAACAGGGTGCAATGTGCTCGGAAGTCAGTAGCGGTGATCGGACCACTGTTAAAGTTAATCTTGATCCCTTCCGCCGCCACCGATTCGCTCACGAATAGAATGGTTCGGAACGCGTACGTTCGGCCGCTTGTCACGTTGCATGTGAGGTTCGTCGACGACGGCGTAGCGGAGGAACTCGTGAAGTTCGCGTTGAGGGAGCCGTAGCAGTCTTCGGTAACTGACCACGTGCCAGCTACGATCTTCGGAACGCCGGTCGAACCGCTCGTGTCGATGTTCGTGCCGCCGCGCGCCGTCGCGATCGTGCCGGCGCTCACCCACGACCCAGTGATACCTGAACACGTGCCCACGCCGCCCGCCGAGATCGCGGTGACCACTTGGCTGGAACATGAAGTCGTGGTGATGTTCATGTCGGCGCTGACCACGGCACCGAAGGAGGGATTACCTGCCGCTGCACCGTGATACACGGTCGTCGTCGTGCCTTGATTCGCGAAGTCCGCCGACGCGAGCGTGTTCTGGATATTCGCGGTGCCGTCAAACGAATCGCCGTTGATCGTGCGCGCGTTTTGAAGCGCGGTCGCGGTCCCGGCGTTGCCGGAGATCGACAACTGGTCGCCGGTATTCGTGCCGCTGATCGTAGCATTGCCCGGTACGACGAGCGCGAAGCCGTCAGCGATCGATAGCGTCGACGATGTGGCAACCGGCGTGATCGTGACTTTGTTGATCGTCGTAGCGGTTGCTACGCCGAGCGAAGGCGTGGTGAGCACCGGAGAGGTCAACGTCTTGTTCGTCAACGTCTGCACGCCGACAAGCCCGACGAACGTATCCGCCGCGTCGAGGTTGAAGCCCCACGCGCGCGTTGCCGTGAAGTTGGTGACGTCGATCCGAAGCCCACCGGCCGATGATCCCAGAATGTCGAGCAGCTTCGCGCCGCCGCGCGCCAGCTTCAAGTCGGCAGTGGCAGTGGCGTCAGCCGTACCAGTCCATGCATAGGTGCCACTGGACCCTGCCGCGCAACCGACACCACAGATCGTTGTGGTGACTCCAGCGGCATCGATTCCGAAGGCGGTAGAGGTGAAGTGGACCCCGGCGCCGGCAGCAGAGTCGATTGCCGGAGTTGCCGCGGTGCCGTTGATCGTTCTGAGCCCACCTGTCAACGGATCATTGTCCGCAGCAAGCTTGAGATAGCGAAGATCGGCGGCAGCCTGTGTGATGCCGCCAAGCGTGACCGCTGTCCACGTGTTCGAATCTGTACAGACCTTGAGAACCGAAGGAACAACCGATCTATTGAGGAACACGTTGAGCGCACGAGGACGACACGTCGAAGGATCGGTGGTTCCCGACCTGATCGAGCCCGATGGTCCGGTCGTGGGTGAGTTCTGCGCAACCGCCGATACGACAACGAACAAAGCAGACAAAGTAACAAGTAGTCTCTTCATCGATTCGATCCTCACGTCGGTAGCAGGTTGATCCACACCGCTTCAGTGGCGGCGTTCACTTCAAACGCAAGGTACGTCTGTTTGGTGTGGTACGGACCCGGAGCTGTAGTCCCGGGCCACTGGTGAGTCTGTCCAGGCTGAAGTGGCGTACCTTTCTTCGTGGCGATCTTCACGTCGATCCCACCCACCGCTACTGTTCCTGTGGCAGCGTCGTCGATTGTGAAGAAAGCCAGATGGAAGAACATGTCGACCCCGGTGAGCTCGTAGAGGGACTTGGCCGTGTCGACCGCGGTTGAAGCTGCCGATGTTGATTTGAAGGCCATGACTTGAGACTCCTTTGAACTTGAACTCGGACTGCGGTGATCTCAGATGATCACTGGTTGCGAACGTAGCCGTCGCCACCGAGGCTCGGGGCTCCGGTGCCCGTGGCGTCGCGTCCGCGCGGGTCACCGCCCAGCGGTCTGATGCCACCGACTTGGTCGCCGGCACCTTTGACAGCGGCGGCCATCTCTACCTTCTCCTGCATCTCGGCACGGACGCGAGTCATGATCTCTTCCACGTTCTGGTAGTCAAGCTTCTCAAGGAACGTTCTCCGGTCGATGGCGCCCAGACGGATTGCCGCCATTGCGGTTGCGACTTCGGCTAAGGCAGCGGAGCGAAGCAGCGAAGACTGTGCAACGTAGAAATCAAACTGATCCGCCCACTCGGTCCCGATTTCGACCGGATCGCGGTCGTCATCGTCAGAACGTGGAACGATGGACGTGGTGTCGTCCATGTAGTCCTGCGGCTTGAGCGACTCACCACCGATCATGCGAAACTTCTTTCCCACACTGAAGAACTGCGACGAGTTGAACGCGAACATGCGGCCCTGTTCGCGGTAGAAGCGTTCCAAGTGCCGCGAACGCAGACGCATCGACGCGCCGCCTTCGAACATCAACTGGTCCGAAGTGTCCGCGGCCGGAACTTGGAGCTTTTCCATGAGCGCTCCGACCGCATCCACGCCCATGCGCTCGGCAATCTTGCGGGTGCAGTAGTCGATCTGCCACGGGACCGCAGCGTCAAGTGGAGGAATCACTTCGATCCCGATCTCGTCGGGCATCATGTTCTTCCAGAACGCACCAGGCAGCGCGATCATCTCGCTAAGTTTGCGAAGGTCGTCGTCGGCCGTATTGCGGCCGCCATGGACCGGGGGACGGGTGAGCTTGCGAACGTGGTCGTCGTGCACGCGAAGAGCGAAGGTAAGAGACTCCTGAAGCGGAAGGCAGTCCCAGAGCGGAGACATCCCGAGCCATGACCACGGAAGCGGGATCATCGTGTACTTGGACACGGGGAACATCCCGTGCCAGTAGTGATTCGGGCCGTCGTAGCACAGGGCGGTCTTTGAATGAACCACCAGCCGCTTTCTGGGGTACACCGGAAGGTTGGGCTTCACACGGTACGAATAGTTGGTCAGGGCTTCGTAGCCGGAACCACTGTCCGACTTCTCCCAGTCGCCGACGTACATGACGTCGGACGAATCGTTGACCGTGGGATCGTTGAAGTAGAACCAGTACAGGTGAACTCCGCGGATTCCTTGGCTCCTTCGCTCTTCGGCTTCGGTGTTCGCCATAGAAGAGAAGAAGGGAGCACCACGGTCAGCTTTCGACAGCACCTTGTTGCGGTCGAATTCAGGAAGCCCCGTCGCCGGCTCGTAGGTAGCGTCAGCCTCGAGCTGCGCCGCCATGTGCGGGAACATCGACTGAGCCCACGGCAGCGGAACGAAGCGGCGAAGGAAGCCTCCCCAGCAACTTTGAACAGTGTCGTCGAAGGGGTTCACAGGAAGGAAGTCCCGGCCGTCGAACGCCACCACGTCCAAATCGTTGATTGCTTTGTTCCACTGCTGATGAGCGTAGCCGGAGCCGGCGACCGAAGCGTAGTCGACTACCGAACCGAATTTGTGGTCGATGGCCCGGTTGAGGTACCACACGTTCCACATGCCGCCGAAGTCCTTCGCGTGACCTTGGTAGGCTGAGTTCTTGGTGCGGAACTCGACCGAAGGCTTGGTGTCGGTCATGTGGGCGTGGAGCGTTTCGTGGTTGCGGCCGATCTCGTTGACGAACGTCTGGGAACGGTCAGTGGGGACTAAGACCGAAGACGTATTGGCTCCGGCGATGGCCTGCATCGTCGGCACGATGTTCGAGTAGCCTTGACACGACCGAACGACTTTCTGCGCCTCCTGAAGCATCTCGGAGCAGAAGCCCAGCATGTTCCGGCCGCGCGGACCGTAGCCGGAGTCTTCAGGCTGCGGCGGCGACTCGGCGAACGCCATCAGCGATTGTGCCTTACACGGCCTTCATTGATGGCCACGGCCATCTCTGATCGCTGTTCGGAACTGAGCTTATCAAGCTTGATTCCGCGGCGGCGAACTTCACGCGAAGCATCGAGGGCCTGACGGTTAGCCGCGTCGACTCGGGCTTCGTGCTCGCGGCGCGCGCGAGCGAAGGACCGGTCGCCGTCGACTCCTTCCGGGTTGTCGGTCTCGATCCCCGCAATCACCTGTCGACCGGACCGTGCGCCCATCGCTCGAGCCACCTGTTCGACTTGGCGGAAGTGCTTCAGTCGCACGGGTTCGTAACCGCTGGAGGCTAAGTCTGAAGGTATCGGCTGATCGTTACGCATCGCGAAGTTCACCACGTCGCCCGTGCGGGGATTGAAGGCAACGACGGTGGCTTCGGCGTCGGACACTTGAGCGTTGGCGCTCCGGAACGTGGACCGCTCGATCGAAGGACAGAAGGCGCAGAAGGGGACCGTGGGATCGCCGCTGAAGTCGACGTCGACCAGACGTTCGACCGAAGCACCACACCGGTCGCACAGAGCGAACTGTGGGACTTGGAGATTGACCAGAGTCCACGTAGTCCCCTCCTTGAGCACGCAAGGAATGTGGTAGAGGCACACGTGAACGCCGTCCGAATTGAAATCGGCAGCGTGCGGTCCCCATTCGATTCCGTTAGCACCTTCGATGACTACACAGTTGGGTCTCGACATAGCTAGCAGCCCCTCGTCTTGATTCCCCAGATTGAAGACTGAATGAGGACTTGTTCAAAGGTGACCCCGGAGCGTGCGCCCATGGCGATGCGGTTGGCGAGCTCGCGGTCGATGTAGAACTCGACAGGGGACTCGATCTCATCAACGCCGCTGTGACCTTTGACGCGAACTTGGACCAGACCTTTGACCGCGCCGACCAAGGACCGGGTGTCCATAAGCGCAGAGTTAAGGATGGGTGCCAAGTCGCGGATGGCCATGTCGTCGATCCACAGACCGCGCGCTGAAACGTGGTCGACGCAGCGCGACAGGCGCGCCGCAAGGAACGAAGGAAGGTCGACTCCGGCGGCGGCGGCTTGGGACTGATAGCGACGAACTATGTCTTCGGACAAAGAAACGAAGACGCCGCCGCGGTAGCCGCGGTCGACCATCGTCTGGATCGCTTCGGTCGAGGCCGGCGACTGGGACTGGGACTGAGGTCTCGGTGAACGTTGCGGTTTCTGTCGACTGTCAGGCTCCGGGGTGTCGAAGAACTTGGCGTGATCGAACTCTTCGGGCGCGTCGTCGAAGGCTTCGGCTTCGGACGACTGAAGCTCGTACTCTTCGGCATCGGACGGGTCGATGGGAATGTGGATCTCTTCGGTCGCCGAGGTGGGCACTTCGGGAGTGGACGCGGGCTCGGTCGTTGGGGGCTCGGGACCGCGGATCTGAAGGTGACGCGACTCGGCGACCGCTTTGTTCAACTTCGCCTGGAGACTCAGACCGGGCTTCGGCTTCGGACCCGGTGACGCCGAAGACGAAGGTGAAGTGGGCTCGGCAGCAACCGAAGACGAAGATGAAGTGGACTTGCCACGGTGGCGTTTCGGACGTCCCATGCTGCGGATGATCGGGCATTGACTAGATGAAAGTCAACTTGTTTACTACATTCACGATCCATCCGGTGGGTGTAGACTCCGCCGCGTGAACGAAGCCGAAGACGAAGAGCTAAGGAGAGATGTACTCGACGTCATCTTCGGCCGCGCTACCGTGGTGATCGTCGAGCTGACGTGGTGGCAGCGACTTAGTTCACTAATTGACCTTCTTCCACCTTGGAACCCGTGGTGTCCGCCATCGCGAGCATGGAAGGAAGTAAGGACCGGCAAGCGATGGGAAATTCGACGCTTCAGCCGGTGATCTAAGTCGCGGTACTCACCATCCACCGTTCCCGTTTCCGTACGCCACGCTCCTTCGCCACCACGCGTCGTAGGCTTTGTTCAGTTCCACCGTAGTGGCGATGTCGCGGAGCTGGAAGTCCACCTTGTCGGCGGGAACTTCAACCGGTTGCCCCGGCTGCGGTCCTACTTGGCGCGCGGGTGCCTGCTGCGGAAGGTGCCAACTGTGGAGCTGCCACAGCGCGAACAAAGTCGCGGAAATACGATCGTCGTGAAAGCCTCCCATCGCCTGACCGCGCATCCGGACCGGGTCCCAAGTCGCGTAGCTCATCTCGTAGAGTACGTACGGTGACTGAGGACGAACCGGTAGCGTGTCTTTGTGTTCAATCAAGTCCTTGGCTTTGATCCAAGCTTCCCGGACGGACTTCTGGCTCGAGTAGAACCCAAACGAGTTCGTGAACTTTATTTCGGAGCCGTTGAACGTCGACCACTGGAAGAAGTGGCTATACCCGAGCTCATACGCGAGCCGCGCGTACGTTTGACCGCCGGGACCTGGATATATCTCGATGACCAAAGGGGCTCCGCGCTCGTTTCCGTAGAGCCCACCGAACCACCGGCCAACGACCGCGGCGTAAAGGGCGAACTCGCGCGGGGTCACGGGGCCGGCGAATTCGACCGCCTGCATCGTGAGCCCCGACATCGGGTCAACGTACCAGCCTGATAACGCCGCGTTGTCGCGACCGAGTTCGTCCGGCGTCGACATCCGCGTCTTCGGATGCCACCCCGGAATACCTTCGGCCGGGTCGCCGCCGACCGAGTAGTAGACGTCTTTGCGCGGTGGATCGAAGACCAAGACCAAGCCGCGTGGGTCGACCTCGTCGCGTTCAGTCATGTGAACGGGGATAAGGGACTGGTCGCCGAAGGTGATGACGTTTCGGTCCAGCCGCCGCGCTGAAGACTCGTAGTTGACGCTCCCGAGAACGTACGCGGTGGGCTTTCTGATGACGCGGTCGGTGAGGAGTTGAATGATCTCTGAGTTGAACGCGCCCGAGCCGCTATGCTGGAACGACTCCTCCGGCGTCGCCGGGTAGTCGGTGTAGAAGATCCCCAGCCCTTGCGTGTCGCGGTACGTCGCCCGTTCAGTCTCCCACCAGTACAACTGTTCACGCGTCGGCGTGTAAACTCGACCCATCCACCGTTCGCTGGTGAGCGCGATCTTGGCCGCGTGGGCTTGGGTGTCGGCGTCCGGGGACCAGAACGAAGGGACGTCGGGCCGCGACCACTTCGTCGGCTGCGCGTACCACGGACAGAACATCGGACGCCAGCGTCCAAAACCTTCAGCGACGACCAGTTGCCACACGGTGTGCCACCAGTTGCCCATTCCCTGGGCCGTGGACTCCATGAAGGCCATGCCGCGGAGCGAACGCGCGATCGTGGGCATGAAGTGATTCTGAATCGCAACGCGGCAGTATTCGTCGGGGACCGCAGCGACTTCGGTCAAGTGAGCGTTGTCCCACTGTTCACCTTGACCAAGTCCCGACTCCTGACTGAAGTCCTGGAGGGTGAGCTTGGAACCGTTTGTGAGCCACTTTCCACGCTCTACGTCCTGACGGTGGATCGGCACTTTCATCCAGTACGGGAGTTTGTCGTACGCGTCACTGAGACGTTTGTGGACGTCCTGGGTCTTTTGGTCGTCGAGCGACACGGTGATCGTTCGAGACCCCGAGTAGAAGAGTGCTCGGTGAAGGAGGAGAAGTTGGACCAGAGCCGTGAAACCAAGTTGACGAGCTTTGTGAATGAAGTAGCAAAGGGCGTCGAACGCGTGATCGCCGGAATCGCGGCGAAACCACATATGTTCCTCCGCTGAAGCCATCTTCGTGAGAAGCAGAAGTTGCGACTCCCAAGGAACGAAGAGACCGTAACCGCCGTCGCCACCATCGAGTTGAAGGAAGCAGTAGCGGCGCGCGAAGTAGAGGAAGTTGGCTTTACACATCGCCAGCTCGTTGTCGATGAAGGCGCGGAACTCCGGAGTCACTGGAGGACGGACCCAGACTTCCTTCTTGGAAGTGTGGTCCCGGTGACCGTTGAGGTAGTCAACGAGTTGACGGACTCGTTGGATGGGGACTTCGCGAAGGCGCGTTCGGTAGACGCGTTCGTAGTTGGCGATCCGGCGTCCGGTGATTAAGTCTGAGTACACGTGCGCGTCATCGTCACCGAAGTGAGCGAAGTAGTCAACGTGTGGACTTGATCACAGCGGAAACTTCCGAAGCCCGAAAGTGTGTCTGCACGAACGGGGCGGAGTGCTGTTGCGCGACGAAGCTGAAGGGAGGTGGGGACCGGTGCTCGCCTTCACCGGTCCCCGGCGCACAGAGGAGAGGAGGTACCAGACATGACAGCGCTCCGAAGGTATGGGCTTCAGACCGCCGCAGCTACGGTACCAGAATGTGCGCGTTAATCAAGGGAAATCGCGCGGACCGCGAACTCGGGTCGATGCGGCAGACGGTGGAACTGGGACAGGACGTCGGCGAATGGATCGTGGCGACGGCCGACTTTGAACGAAGTCGCAGCGTCGGTGGCTAAGTCGAAGGAAGTCTCGTAAGGACAGTCGAGCTGTCCAGGTAACGTGACCACTTCACCGTGAGCTGGGCACGCGACGACTCGTTCGGCGGCTAAGGTGACGCGGTGACGCGGACGATCGAGCTCAGAGCCGAAGTAAGAACGAAGCCACGACCGAAGAGCGTCGAGAGCGGCGGCACGGTCGGTCACTTCGACCTCCACCTTTGAACGAAGTAGCGAAGAGAGCGCGTTACGAAGTCGTCGACACCGGAGCCGCGGCACAGCCAGCACTTCACTTTGAAGAAGTGGACCGCGTGATCGTGGCACGGGCGCTGGCGGCACGACTTGAAGACACGGCGCCGGACGACACGTTCGCCGCGGCACAAGGGGCACTGGCCGGAGGACGTGTCAGCCAAGGACATCGGCGACCTTTTCGTGGTTTGACCAGACTTCTTCCTGAGCGATCTCGCGGTCGGACCGCGGTCCGGTTGAAGGGATCGCGGAGCCGAGGACTTCGACTTCGGTACTTAGCTCCGGAAGACCGTGATGAAGAGCGAAGCGCTCACCGACGTCGGCGACGCGACGAAGCTGGTGAGCGACCGAAGCGAAGGACCGTGCCAGAAGAATGATTGCGCCAACTACGGTCTTCGGCTTCGACTTCGGTGGAACGGGTGAAGTGGTCATCAGACCGAAGTACCGCTGCTGTCGTCGACCGGTGTCGACCACGGAAGAGGCTCTTCAGCCGGCGTGACCGCGACCGAAGGGCCCGGCGTGTAAGTAACGTGCGGGTACTGTTTGGACATGAACGTGCCGACGCCGCAATGGGAACACTGGTGCTGGTAGCGGGTGGTCTCGGTTTTGTTTGAACCGAACTGGCGAGAGCGGCCGGTGAACGTCAACTGTCCTTGGTGGCACGAGGGGCATTCGACCGTGAGCTGGGTGACGGTGACCGGGGTGCCGGTGATCGAAGGATTGTGGAGGAACTCGGGGAGAGGAGAACTTGGACTGGGGCTCGATGAACTCATGACGGTACGACCTCCGCTTTCATGCGCTGGACTGCACACTCGACGCTGCCATTCGTGTATTCAAACTGAAAGTGATAGCCACTGAACCGAAAACAGAATCCACCACCGGAAGCGGGACGGTACACTTGACTCTCGATCGCGTGCTCCATGAATAGTACACACGCTACCGCACCATCATCGTCTCTGATCCAGTCGCTGTTGTACCACCAACCGGGCGCAGCTCCACAGTGGCAGTGCCGATCGTTTTGCGTACGGCGTGGATGCCATGCGTATTTGCACACATCCGCCCACGGTAGTTTGTCCCCACCGCATACGTGATCGGAATCTAACACTGGAAGCTTGATCACGAGTCGACGACCTCCGCTTCAGTGAATTTGTTGGGCTCGGGCTCGGTGTACGTAACCGGCCGGCGCTCCTCGAAAACGTCGTCTGTTTTTCGGGACCAGTCGGCCATGTCCGGGACGCCGAGATCACCATGTGTAAGTTGGAGCCGACCGTTGCTGCCACCGGAGCCCTGGTTGTTGATCTGGATCGCGGTCGAAGGACCGCGCCGACCGAAGCCGACTGAGTTCAGCGCCAACTCGGCAGCGGCCAAGTTCGCGGGTACGAGAACCTTACCCTTCTTGCACAATTTGCAGATGACCTTCTTCTCGACGCCGGTCCGTTGATCGGTGACTGAAGTGAAGCCGGCGCCGTCGCACGCGGCACAGTCCGCGGTCCGGTCCATGCCGAGGTCGAGCCAGTGTTCGACTAAGGAAGGAAGACGTCGCGCGGCACGAAGACCGCCTTCGCTGAAGTAGCCTTCGATCACCACGTCGAACAGTTGCTTCGGAGACATGGAGGCCAAGCGGCACAACGAAGACCAGTCGTCGGTACCGTGGTCACGGTCGCTGAGAAGGTTGGCTAAGGCTAAGAGGTGGACGTCGGTCGGAGACGCGGAACGGAGGAGAAGTTGAACGATCTCGGACCGGGGGATCTCGGCGAAGAGCGAAGTGACGATCTGACGTTCGGACGGGGTGAGCGTGGACTGGAGATCGTGGCGGGTGAGCTCGAGCGCGGCAGCGGCCGGGGTCGAAGTCGAAGGAAGGAGCTTGGACTTCGGCTTCCGACGCTGGACGGGCGGCTTGGACTTCGACTTTGATCGAGACTTCGGTTTCGTGGTCATGACGCGGTCGACATTATGTCGGAACGCGATGGTAAACCGGACGATTGACTTCAGTCAACAACTTTGATTGAAGTGGTTAAGGGCTCGATGGTTTCATCGGACTCGTGACGGATGACCGCACCGCGACCGCGGTAGTGTTCGATCGCGTCTTCGATGTGCCGGTGGAGCCACTTCTTCGCGACCGGTGGAGCGCGGCGCACCAGACGTGTACGAGGGTCGTAGATCAGCCCGAAGGTGAAGGAGCCAAGCTCGAAGACCAGGATGTGGTCGGTGGGCTGGGTCGTGTAGCCCACGGAGCTAAGAGACCGAAGTGGGGACGGTAGACGCGGACTTGGACCATGCTGCGGACTCGACTTCGTTCACGGCCGAAGTGAAGTCTTCTATGGCTTTGTTCAAAGCTTGACGAGTGAATTCGCTCTCGCGGCGGTCCAGCCCTGCGACTGTAGCGAGGAAGGTGTCCAAGTCCGAAGCCAGTCGCGCTGTACTCGCAAGGATCGCGGCGCAGGTGCGACGGACGATCAGGAGCTCAAGGTCGACCAAGGAAAGTCCGCGTTCGGAGGACTTCACGAAGACCGTGGTCGGGACCGAAGTGGGCTCGGATGCCGGCTCAGACATCGGCGGCTCCGGATGGAAGAGCGAAGAGGACGCCGGGGAGAGCTTGAACAAAGTTCATGTCGCCGAGACTGAGGACTTCGCAGCGACGTTTGGCGAAGTACCGGACGACGAAGACCGGAAGAAAGTTGAACCAAGATCGCAGCACGCGGCGGAGTGTAGCACAGCCGGTGCGGCGGAAGTCAACGGTCAACTTTTCTTCGGCGACCGTCGAGCCCGACCAGTGGACAGTTTCGACTTGGTTCTTCGGTCCAGCTTCGGTGGACTGAAGGGGTCGACGGTCGCGGGGACTTGGGCTTCGGACGTAGCGAAGTGGACCGCGGACCGGGTTACTTCGTTCAGAGTTGAATTTGAACGATCTTCGACTTCGGACTCGGACTCGGACGAAGTGTCCAAGCCGAAGTGTCGAACGAAGAGAATCTGTTCAATCTCCTCGTCGTCGGGAACCAAAGTGACGAAGGCGTTGACCGCGGCCCGGATGAACTCGGGGACGGTGAACTTGGACACGTGCCGGCGCTTCCACTTTGCCAGACGTTCGGCGGTCGACTTGATCGCTTCAGCTTCGGTTTGGGTGAAGTAGACCGTGACCTTGGCGTCGTGTGGAACGGACACGTGACGCCGCGGTAGCCGGAAGCCGCGTTGGCGGTGTTCGAGTTCGTCCTGAAGCTTCCGAAGTCTCTGGTACTCGATCTCGGTGCTGGAGTTGTCGCCTGGAACTCGACGCGGCGGCTTCGTTTTGGACTTCGGCATAGCAGCTCGTGACCCCCTCACACTCCCCTATAATACTAGAGTACCGATTCCTACGCTGTGTGCACGTACACACGAAGGACTTCGTACTTCGTGGAATTCGGACGTAAGTGACTGAGAACGCGGACTGTTGCTGAAGTACGAAGCGTTTCGTTGAAATTTGAGCTCGGGGCTGAAAACTCGGTGAAAGTGGTCATTTCGTGCGTTTTCGCGCGTCAATTGCGCACCAAGTTGGCGCACGTTCGGAACGTCGACTGAAGGGCTCAGATCGAAGCTCTCCAGATACCGTGGACGTTGACCACTTCCGAAGCTTTGTGGAGCCGTGAAAGGATCGACTGGACCGCGGAGCGGGTGACCGGTGGACCGATCGCGGTGAGATGGACTGAGACGTCCGCGGCTGAGGCCGAGGCTACAGTCTTCAGGTGGCTCAGAACTCGGGAACGTTGCGACTCGGACGAAGGACGGGTGGACTCGGTGTGGTAGCTGCCGGACCAAGTTCTCCGGATCTGCGTTTCTTCGTCGCCGAAGCGGCCGGCGGCGACCATCGCGTCGAGAAGCAAGGCGACGTGACCGCGACCGTTGTCGCGGCGCCACGCGGCACGGATCACTTTGTTCGGAGCCGAAGGAATCCAGATCCAGTCGCGAAGCAGCCGAGCTTTCACTTCGCGATAGAAGTCGATCTGGTGGTAACCGAAGGACGCTGGAATCGCGCCGGGGCACAACATGACGACGGCGGCTTGGAACACCGGATCGGTGGGCTCGAGACCGAAGTCGCAGGACTGAAGGAGCTCAACCGCGGAATCCGGATCGAAGTTCGACGTGACGACGTCGAGCTCGTCGGTGGAGAGGTCGACAGACTCATTCGCCACCGGAACTCTCCCTGTGTGCACGCTCAAGCGCGCTGAGCTGCGAAATTCGAGAACGTTCACACATCGTTCGACCCGTGCATCTGTTGGCTGAATCTAGAACTCGATTCGGTCGACTGCACAGGTGACAAGTGGTTTCTCTCGCAGCTTCCGCACGAGCTTTGTAGCCAACAGTCTTTGCAGCCTGCACCAGACCGTGAGCACGACCATATCTGCGCCGTGGTGGCTGAACAATCAGCACATCGCCGCCGTGTGCGCCCGCTTCGGTCGAATAGACCTCGAAACCAGTCTCACGGTACGGATCGACGACCGGCGAACCCAGTGAAGCGAAGGTGCTCTCCACGTATTCGTGCACTTCATCTGCATCAAACGCCATCGGTCTTCCTTCCACGATTCAACATCCGTAGCGGCTTCAACTCGGCGTCGAGCTTCACTCTTCGGCCGCACGGTCGGCACGTGCGCTCATCGTTCACCAAGTCCGCACGTACCCACTCGGGAACGCCGAACGTGACGACCGCGGTAGAGTGGACCGGTCGCTGGATCGTGGGGTCAGTGGTGAAGTATTCAAACTTGCCGCCATAGCCGTAACGGGCTTTGGTCTGGAACTCGAGCTGAGCTCCGCAGCTAGGGCACAGGATCAAGTAAGTATCGAAGGAACTCATCGTTCGTTACTGCGACCGATTGATCGATCTGGGCTCCGGGCTCCACGTCTTCGATACCGCTTCGATCATCACGCGGCAGCTCAGGCACACTTCGTCCTTATCAAATACGGTATGTGCAGCGGTGGCACCGCTGTAGATATCGAGTTTGACCTGCTGTAGCGCACCTCCAGTCGCTGCTTCGGTGTTGCACACATCACAGAAGTATCGTTTCATCGTTGCATCTCCTCTTGCTTCTCGATCAATCGCGCGATCCGCCACGCGGCCGCGGCGTGTTCCTTCGCTCGTCGCAACAGTCTCGTGATCTTCCTTCGGTCCTCTTCCAACCTGGCGAAGCGGAGGTAGCGGCGAACTTCGCCCGCGTCGAACGTTGGGTCCAACTTGTGGCGTGGAGTGCTCCAGAGCGACGGACTTGATGCGAAGTGTTTGCGCAGCATGATCAGCAGCTTACTGTACGACCGTGACTCTAGTCAACAGTCAATTCGTCTGAATTTTTAAAATCGCGCTCTAGGCGGCGACTTCCCCACCACGCCCCTTAGCCCACCTACCCCTTCAACGAATAAACCGAAGTACCGAAGTACTTAAGGACGGAACGAAGGACCGAAGGATCGGACGGCCGGAGGACTTCAGTCCTTAAGTGGCTAAGGACCGAAGTAACTAAGACCGCGGCCGAAGCGAAGTAGTCCACACGTTGACTAGTGGCTTCGTCGGTCCGTTGCTTCGGGCGCCGGCACGGTCCTTCAATCGGACGACCGGCCGCTTGGGACCGAAGTAGCTAAGGAACGTTCGCTAGTTGACTAAGTAGTCAAGACGTTGACGAAGTAGTCAAGCTGCGTACTGTTACCGGTAACCGAAGTGCTACCGGTTGAATGTCAACTAGTTGACGTCCGCACGGACGGTTGATCTTCGCTGAGGTGGCTGTGGAAGTAAGTAGCTAAGTGGTACAAAATGTATCAGTCCCGTTGACTGTTTCGGTCGGACGTTGGGCTCAGAAGTCAAGTGTTAAGTGGCGAAGTGAACTCGGATCACAGGTCGCGCCAGAAGTCAACGTTCACGTGACCACTTAAGCAGGTTTCACCTTGGATAACTTGCGAAGTGAAGATTGTTGACTAAAGTCATCACGACCACTTGACTTCAGTCAAGAAAGGCATATGATTGTCATAGTACATCAGGTTACTTCAGACTTCAGACGAACAACGAAGCAACCCGAAGGTCATTGAAAACTCGGCAGTCCATGCGGTCCGCGGGTAGCTAGCGCGACAGCGGGCGGCGACCAGACACCAACTACGAGCTAGGGTTGGAAGTGCTAAATGGTCGGGCCGGTTCGCGGCGACGGAGCACGGCGGCAGATGCCATGAAGGACTGACTCGCGGCGAGCGCGTGACAGGCTCGCCGGCCGAGTTGAGTTCCCGAAGTCCAAGGGCTTCGGTGACTGAACCGGTGGAGGGAGAACGCAATGCGCAAACAATTTAAACTCACAGAGGAGCAGCACGCGCGACTGATGGCCGCGTGCCAGCCGGTCCTGTACATCGTGGCGGGCGGAATGGAACCACGCTCACCTGCCGAGAACGCGAATGACACGTGGCGGGAACTCGGCGCGGAGCTTGGTTTCGTTTGGGACACCGCCGCTCCCGTGCCGGGTGAATCAACGCACGTGTTCACGGCGGAGGTGCGATGACTTCCACCTTCTCAGCGGTCCTCACACGCGGCGGCGGCGACATCATCCTTCACGACGCATTGACCTTCGTCCACGGTTCCACGTTCGTCTGGCGCGACTGTACCGTGTCTGTGCCAATGAAGGAAATCAACGTCTACGTCGCTCATACGACCTTCATGACGCTCGCGACCATGGACACGGAGCAGGAGCACTAGTCACCATGCGACAACCGAAGCAGGCAGGATTCATCCGTGCCGATCTGGCAGCGCAGTGCCACTGCGGTGCAGCGATGCGCACCACGTTCGATGATCCCACGAGCACAACGCACGTATCTAGCGGGCCGGTGATGTGTCGGCGTGGACATTGGTGGGAATGGTCCGTGGAGTTGCGGAATGTCCACGATCCGGACAGCGAGAAAGAGTGACAACTATGAACACAACACAGGCGAAAGTGACGAAGTCCAAGGGCGCAGGCAAACGTACGCGGAAACCTTCACCGGGCAACGTGACCGCGACCGCGGAGACGGTGTCAACGACGACGACCGAACCGCCGTGTACCGACCGAAACTGTGCACGGCACTCTGACTACGGCGGAGAGATGCCACACGGCGACGCGGTGGACTTGGACGAAGTAATGAAGCCGCTCGAGGACGCGCTTGCGGGCGTCGCCGACGAGCTCCGGACCACAGCGGCGCAACTGTGGACGGGTGAGATCAACCAGTGGCGTGCCGCGGGAAGGCTGCGGAAGATCGCCGGACGGCTGAGCGGCGCGACGACGGCAACGAGTAAAATTCGGAGGACGAAATGAAAACACGACATGTAGAGGGCGAACGCGCCAACGCACTGGCGGTACTCAAATCGTGCCGTATTCCGCTCGGCACGGACTTCCACACGCTCAGCAGAACGCAAGTTGACGCACTGCTCAGCGCTGCTGACCACGATAGATACCACAAGCCTGCCAACGCCAATGGATCACGTGCGCGGTACTACCACGACATGATGCAGCGGCGGGCGCGTCGGTCGACGACGGCAACCGCGAAGGTTCGGGGCGCGAAGGACGGTGCGAAATGAGCATCTACACTCGCGGCGACACGATTCCGTTCATTATCACTGGGAAGTCAGTCGGCACGAATCCATCCATCTTTGGCCATTGGAAGGACGAAGAGGGCATCGGTAAGTCACCACATCGCACGGATATGTCTCGACTCGTCGCCGATGGCGGTTCAGAAGAGATTGAGGCACTACTCGCAACATTGCCTTGCCCGTTGCACGGCAGCACTGGCACGGCAATCTGCGGACCATGTGCTGACGTGCTGGAGTAACCGGTCGTTCCCCGCGTCCGTGCTCGTCGCTATGGAGCGGCGGGCATCACGGGAGGAATCACCATGAAGAAGGCTCCGAAGGTCACGAATCCTGCACGTCCGTCGAATCAGTACGCATTGCCGGGCGAGCGCATTATCGAATTCTCCGATGAAGTTGCAGCGGTTGGCGAGTTGATCTCATTTCAGCGTATCGATGGCAACGACGGCAGAGCAACGTTGAGTGTCTGCCTGTACCGACTCGACGCTGATGTGCAAATCATCGTTGAACACGGACACCCGAATCTGCACTGCGAGGGGTACACGAAGGACGGCACAAAATGACTATCCAAGCATTGCAATCCGAGTCCTCAGCCATCCGCCGCGATGCCGCCCGCGAGTACCGCCGCGCTCGAGTGACCATGATCCGAAGAGAAGTCAGGCGGGAGAGTGTGGAAGAGATCCGAGCGGCGATCAGCGGGGCGTGCAGGAGCGAACCATGAACACGAACGAACAACTCGACGCGTCATATCCCGCCGCGTGCTATGCCTGTAAGACCCCGTTCAGACGTGCCGACGGGTACGTGTGCGCCGCGTGCGGTCTGGACAATCGAAGTGCCGAAGCGTGGGCGATCATGAAAGCGCGGCAGTGGGCAGAGGCAGGCAGGAGTGGGTCATGAGCATAATTGTGGGTTACGCGTACGAAGCAGCGCTGCACTGTGTGGGGTGTGCAGAGAAGAGATTCGGCCAAGCGGCACTACGCGATCCTGATACCAAGGACAACGGAGGGAATCCTGTACATCCGTTGTTCTTGTGGAACACTGCGGACTACACCAACGGGGATACCGGCGATCCAGAGCTTTGTGATGACTGCTTTGAGGAGATCTACTGAAATGGCACAGTTCTACTTCGACCCGAGACGTGAGAGTGATCCGCGAGCGCTGCCGGATGGGGAAATCTGGTACATCGCGCCGGATAGCTTCCCACTGCATACGATTTTTGAGTGTGGGTCATGCGGCGGTTATCACAATGTTTACTCGTCCTGCGATTGTCGCGACGACTCGCAGCGCTATGAGGGGGTCGAAGACTATGCGAAGCGCAATGGGTTGCTCGAACGGCAAGTCAATGAGACTGACACTCCGTCAGTGGGTTGGTACTGGCAGGCCGGTTACACCGGCTGCGTGCCGGACGGTGATCCCGAGGGGCCATTCGACACTGAAGCCGAAGCACTGGCGGACGCGCAAAGCGACGTGATGCTGAGCGATCCGGACGACGACGATCCGCGCATCGGCAAACTGCACACCTCAGCTGCGGCGTGCATCGCCCGAATCGAGAATGGTGCAAGCCTCAACGATGCGCTGTCGTGGTTGGATGAAGAGATCGACGAAATCATGAGCGGCGGTGACCCGTTTGACGAAGACCGTGACGCAGACGGGCTGCCGCCGTGCGCCCGGGTCGTCTAACGGTGCCGTCTGTCTCGGCTGCGTGGGGTCGTTAATCAGTTCCGGCGCATGTGACAGGTGCGACGGTGCGGAGGAACGAACGAATGCTGACAATTGAGATTTCAGAGCCCGACGCCAGACGACTGTATATGCTGCTGCAAACGACGAGCATGTTCCCGGACGTTTTAGAGGAGTTGACGGCCGCGCTCACCGACTACGATCAAGCATTTGCGAAACTGCCGCATGGCCCGTCCGCCGAAGACAGAATAAACGCCATCGCTGCGGCGCTGCATCTAAGTCCCGGCGTGCCGGTTGTCGTCGGCGAGCGAGAAAGCATGCGCGGGAAGGTTCGCCGTGGGTTCTTCGTCGGTGTTGATATTCCGCCGTGTTACGTAGATGGGCAAGTAGTCTACGCGCGCATCCAGTGGCCGAAGCGCGACGGCACACCGGGACCAACTACCGGGCAGGTTGACATTCGTAACCTGCGTGTTGTGCCAAAGCCATGACCCCCCAACCGCCCGACACGCGACCGTGCGCGGCAATGTTGCCTGACTATCAGCCGTGCGGTGATGCCCGGTGGACAGCCCGACACGACCCGGACAGTGCCGGATATCATCACCCTTACATCCACGCCGTCGATCCCCGCGACGAACTGATTGCGAGGATCCGGGAGTTGGTCAAAAAGCACGAAGACTGCCGCGTCGGATGTAACGTTTGGTGCGATCTTCGCGACCTGATCGCGCAGTACGAAAAAGGAGCGAAGTCGTGAGCGGAAGAACTCGGTTAACAGTCCGGCGATTGCGCGCCCTTCAGTTCGCAATGAGCTTATTGCGAGCTGGTGATGTCGAAGCAACTCTACAGGCAGCACCAGACGTAAGCGAAGACGATCTAGCGGCCGCTGAGGAATGGGTAACGGAAGAAATCATGCGGCGCGAGAAAGGAGTGGGCGATGGCGAGTGATGATGACGTTGTCACGGAAGAAGTAGATGTTGTCACGGAGATTGAGGTGACGCGCTTTCAGATCGATTCCGAGTTCGCGTACGACGTCACGCTGCGTCTTTGGCGAATCGGCGAGCGGCGCCGCGTGGAAAACGACCGCCTGCACGGAGTGATCGCGGAGATCGGTGCGCTGCCACGCTTCGACGTTGGATACGATCCGACGCGCGACGAATTCATAACAGTGCATCAAGACGAATTCGGCGACTGGATGAGCGCGAAGGACATTCGCGCCATCGTCGAACGGGAGTCAGGCAAGTGACGATGGCAGTGGCAATACCCAAACATCAGATACTCCATCACGGTAATTGCACCTGTGCTTCCGGCGGCTGGGTTACTGATGCCCACTACGCAGGTTACGAGTGCTGTACGTGCAACGAGCCGCTAGGATTCAACACTCCGATTGCCGTAGACGAGGGACGGCTGATCGAGCATCTGAGCTGCCAGATCGCGCGCGAGACCGACAAGTGACGAACCTCGAGTTCGACGACATGCGCGACCACATACTCTTGCGTCACGACGTCCGAGTCGTCGTCCGCGCTGCGATCGAAGACGCGGTATCGGTGTTCAAGCGCCACTGTCGAACGTGCGCCGGATACGCGAGACAGCTGGGAGTCGAGTTACAGACCAACGAAGGAGACGACACGAAATGAACAAAGGTAAACTCACCCGGCGTACCGCACTGGCCGCGAAGATCCGCGACCGCCACCGGCCACCAACACTACCATCACCGTCACCGGAGCTGCCCCCGTTCGCCGACGTGAAGTCGGCGCCGTACCGCATCGTTAGTGACGACTGGCCGACCACGTGGTACGCCGTCAAGCGCGACGAGGCGCGGGAGCTGAAGCGGGAGAACGCGGAACGCACCAAAGTGGTGTGGTGGATCGAACAGCGGCAAACGGACGGCAGCTATCGGAGGGTCAGGTGAACACGGACGTCAAAGCACCAATCCATATCGAGCAGTTGGGGCCGTGTGTCGAGCCTCAAACCCACGACGGGCGCGTGTGCAGTCAGTGTGGATGGCTGATCGGTGAGCACACCACAAGAGCGGACAAGTTTCGGTTGGTGTGGCAGATCGCCGCGGACTCGGTTGAGGAACTGTTAACCGAAGCAGAACAACTCGAAACGTGGGCTGACGAGAGTATACGCGGCGGCTGGTCGACACACCAGATAGACGCGATTCGTCAGCGGGCGCAGAGGCTACGAACGTGGGCGCGTGAGTGGAAACGTCGGTTGGTGATGGTGTGACCTTCACTCCTTCGCTCTGCCGCTGCCGCTTCGCTCCTGTCTGCGTCTGTGCTTTTCCGCTGTCGATGGTCGACTCTGCGGTCGGCCACACGATCTGCGCGTCGTGCCGCGTCGGCAGTCACGAGTTCGTGTCGGCGACGTCCACGTCCACGTCTGAGCCCACGACCGAAGTCGAAGTCGCCGACTGTCTCCCGGGTTGTGACACGGACCGGCACACGATCGAGTGTCCGAATTCGATCTATTCGACCGGTCCAACGGTGGGCTCAGGAGCTACGAAACTCGTCGTATGATGTTGTTCTCAGCGTAGGAATCGGTACTCTATCAAAGAGGGGGTATGGGGGAGATGCACGACACGTTACTTAAGGTTGATTCCACGACACCGGAACTCGGATCGCTGCTCCAGTTGATGCAGTCGCGTCACGATGCTTGGATGTCGAGGATGGGCTACCGTACGAAGATGGAGGGAGGGCCGCACTCGATTACTTCATTCGTAGCAGACGTGGCACCGAAGTACATCCGCATCGTCCAAATCGACGCCTACGGGCCTCAGGACGAATCGAAGTCCGTCGTCGGCTTCGTCGATCGCAGGACCGGCGACGTCCTGTATCCGAAGTCGTGGGCCGGACCGGTCACCAAGACGCCGCGCGGAAACATCTTCGATCGGTATGGCTGCGACGCGGCGCTGTCGGATATGGGAACTGTACGGAGTCTCAGATGAGCTTCTTCGACTCCTTCGTCGTGATGCTCGCGTCCACGGTCAACAGTCTTCTTTTCTTCGTCCTCGGCTTCGCTGTCGCGTGGTGGTTGTGGTGGCGCCGAAGAATGGTGGTGCGACTCGACCGGAAGTGGTACATCGTCCGCCGCGTTGACGCGACCAGGATGAAGAAGGAAGCAGAACTCAGGGAGGTCTGAATATGACGTGTCCGCACATGTCGGTCGAAATGAGCCTTCTACTTGGAAAGCTCCTCGACAACGAAGAACCGTGGCGCGAGTACTCCACATACGGAGCGCAGACTCGTGCTTCGATATCGGCTCCACTCACTCACCTGACGCGCGAAGCGCTGTTGCGTCCTTCCGCTGAAGATTTCGACCCCGGTGTCGGACGCACGGTCTTCTATCCACCGGCCGAAGTCTCGGAACACTTGATCGTGCCGGCTGGGACTCTGTACGACTGGCACGATGAAGAACTGCTCAACTACCCCGCGTATCGTTACGGTCTCGGGCTCCACGTCACGGCTCGCGGCGACCGGTGGACCGAGTATGGGTTCAGTTGGCCGTATCGTCGCAACCACGTCGAGTGCTGGGGCGCGCGAACACTTCTGTTAGATCCACGCCGCGACATCGAAGCCATCTGGCACTTCGGTGGCGTCTCTTTGTTCGTTGACGATTGGACCGAGTGGACTTTCTGGAGGACCGGAGACAGCGGTGAAGAGTTGATCCCGTCGATCACGTTGCGCGAGCTGGTCGATCGAATGAGCCGCAGGACCGTGGACTATGCCGATTTGATCGGATCGCCGAGAACTCTGACTGAAGTGGTGACCAAGTACGTTCGTCCACGATCTTCGGTCACTTCGTCTTAGCCCTCTTCTTTCCGCGTGAAGGTCGAAGCAGCTTGAACACTCTCTTCGCCACAGTCTTGGCGCTCTTCGGCTTCCGGTCGCGCTGCACTTTCACTTTGACCTTCGGCGGCATCTTCGCTCTTGCTTCCCTTCGTTCCGCGGCTTCCTTCTTCCGCTTCGCTGCGGCTTCGACGATCCACCTCGAGTCCACGGGGAACTTGACCCCGATCTCCCGTCCGCGTTCCCGGTGATAGCGACGAAGACTTCGCTTAGCTCTCCTTCGTCGGTTGTCGCGGTCGAGCTTCAGTCGATGTACAAGTTCCCCGGACCGCCACCGTCCAATCTCACCAAGGGGCATCGGGTCGACCGGTCCACCTTCGTCCGGGTCTTCGACTTCGATCAAAGTGGCGGGGAACGTCATATCCGGCGGCATGGACCGAAGCCCCTGCGCTGGCACGTACAACGTCCACCCAAGAACGAAGGACCGCTGACAGTAGCTCGAAGTGCAGCGGACCGCGAACGTGGTGTCGCGCAGCATGGTCCGGTGACACCGTCCACACTTGGGACACGTCCACTGAAGCGTGCCAGTGACTCGAGCCCGGAACAGAAACGGGAAGCCTTCTTCGGAGATCACTATCTCGGTCGCTGTCTCGGCCGCGTCTTCGTCCGCGTACTGCGGATGTGACCGCGGATGCTTCAGCAGACAGTCCGCCGCGGACCGGAGCGCCGCGACGATCACTCCGACGTCGGCCGCGGTCACTTCACTTTCCGAAGTCGGCAACTGAAGTCTGGCGGCCAAGTCGAAGAAGGTGTCGGCGGTCACTTCATCAGAGTTCATGAACGAAATTGTAGTTGACTTCAGTCATCGAATGAAGGAGCATGGATCATATGACGGTAACTTCGACTTCGGCCCCGGTCCCGCGCTACCGCCGCCGGCAGCTCGACGGGATCTCCACCATCGAGCTCCGGATCGAAACCAGAAAGCTGGCCTTCTGGACCAAGGCGGCGAAGCGCGACGGGGTCTCGAGGAACCAGGCTATCAACCAAGCGCTGAAGGAAGCACAGCGGCGGCGGCAGAAGCGGGTGACTGAAGAGGCCGACGAAGCCGAAGTCGAAGAGATCGAAGAGGGCGCCGCGGGACGCCGCAACGCGGCCGGAGCTGGAAGGGGCGAACGATGAGCCGGTGGTTTGCGATGCTGTACACACAGAGCGGTGACCCGATCATGCTCGCCGCCGCCGAGCACGCGGCTCACTCCGATGACGTACCGGCGCTGTTCGCTTCGGAGTCCGAAGCCAAGGATGCGGCGGAGGACACATTATTCGGCTCTGCGTTCGGGTACGAGGTGTACGAATGGCCAAAGTGACCGCCATCTGCCAAGGCTACGTAGGCGACTCCACCAACGTGCACGGAATCGAGTACGACCCCGCCACGTCCGACGCGGAAGAGCCGAGCGATTATTGTTCGCGAAAGTGCGAGCTGACTGTCGAAACGTTCGATCAAGCATTGACGCCGCTCGTGCCGATTGAGCCCGCCCGCTCCATTCCAGATCGCGCGCTGGACATGTCGGCTGAACGGATGGCGCGGCAGTTCCAAGAAGCCTTCGCCGCGCAACGGCATCGGTGTGAACAGATTTGCTGGATCGACAAGTTCTATCCGCGTAGCGATCACGGACGCGCCCTGATCGCCACGTTCCACGAAATGCTCAGTGGCACCATCCAGTCGATGTTCGAGAGGTAGGAGGTAGCGATGACGAAAGGAATTGTGCGTGCGGTTAACGCCGCAAGGAAATGGGTTGATAAGGAAATTTCGGACAGCGCGTCAGTCGGTGGGATGTATGCGCGGGGCATGGCAGCCGAGGGTTACGCCGGAGGCTATCGCGATGCGCTTGACGACGTAATGCTCGCGCTGAATGGCGTCAAGCCGAGTCGTCGCGGCTACTGGAGAGACTGGCGATGACCGCTTCCGAATTCCGCTGGCCGACGCTTGAAGCAATTCGGATTGAGGCCGCGAAATGCCCGAATGATTGCAAGGATCGCGTGCATGCGCCGGTACGAGTTCTCCTCGGCGAGATCGAGACCCGCGCAGCCACCCTCACCCGCGTCCGTGCTCTTGCGGACCGATGGGCCGCTGACAATCAAACGGTGTGGGCTACCGAGTTGCGGAAAGTGCTGGAGGGATGATGCCGAAGAGTCCGCGTCTGACCGCTCTTGTCCGCGCTCTCGAAGCCGTTGCATCCGCATTTGCTGATGCGAGAACCGGGATGCACCACAATTGCGGAACGAAGAGCCATCTCTGCCTGCCGAAGAGTGCCGTCGCTGCGTTAGTGGGGGAGATATTCCGAGCGCGGCCGTGCTGTCTCGAATCGATGAAGCGCGGCGGGTATCTCGACTTGATTGCATGCGAGACGCATAAGGTGACCAAATGACGCAGACGAACGCCGAGTTTGTAGCAGAGTTGCGCGAAGGTGCCAAAGAGAACTTGCACTGCAACACGTGCGGCGCGCACATCTACTGGCCCGAACGTGGCATCGTCCCATTCGACGGGCGGTTCTGCGATCAGGATTGCAAGAACGCATACGACTACGCGCGTGCACATCACGTAATGAGGCCGCGATGAACAGCGTCAGAATGACAAACGCGGAGTTCATCGTCTGGTACCGCGCTCTCTCGCAATCGTCACCAATAGACGAACTGTTGGCGCGCCATCAAGCCATAGGCCGTCTCGAAGCCGCCGACAAGCGGATCGAAGAGCAATCCGAGCAACTCCGCACGATGCACTCCGACCGGTATGTTCAGGAGTTACTCAAGCGCATTGAGACGTTGGATTTCGAGACGGCGGCTCAGCAGGGGCGGATCACGGAGTTGGAGTCGGCGCGATGGTGAAACGTGCGCCGATTCCGGCAGCATTCTCGAAGTTAATTGTTCAAGACACGGAGTATGCCGATGAACGCCGACACTCTCGCATGGACCATCGCCCGCAAGATCGCCGAAGATCCCGTAATGCGTGTACACGCTTCGAACTCCGCAATGTCCGGAGGTGCATCGACGCTGATCCACGACCGGCTCATGCCGATCATTGAGGAGGCGATGCGAGAGATCCGAGAATTACGCCTGCGTGGTCAATTGATGCATGACCAGTACGAAGACTTAGACCGCGCGACGCAAGCCGAGATCGACCGCCTTACAGGCGCGCTCGGCGAAATGACGTTCGCGCGAGTGGCGGCGGAGAGGAAGTTGAATCGAGCCGAAGAGGTTATCCAACTCTGTCACGAAGGCTACGCCGCGCTCGAAGCGCAACTCGATGAAGCCAACTCTGAACGGTTGACCGATTACGCGATCGAAGAACTGGCGCTGCTTATTCCGGCAGGCCGCGAGACCGTGGCGTCAATCGTGAAGATGATCCGCGCTGCCCGTGGGCGAACGGAGCCGAGCGCGCAATCTGCTGAGTGCTGCACCGTACGTGTTAGTCAGGCGCATTACGGACAGCCATGCGGTCCAGATGTATGCAGCCGTCCCTGCGGCAACGTGATGCCGTGCGCGGACCATGCCACCGAGCATGTAGCGCCATGTCTAGACTGCGGCCACTCGACGCCTCACGCTGAGCCATACGGCACGAACAAGATTTGCGAGACGATCGACTGTCGTTGCTTGGCGCACCGGCCCGGACGCCCCGAGCATCCACAACCGGAACGATGCGGAATGCCAGTCGCGACGCACAACGAATACGAAACGGCATCGTGCGACAAGCTCTTGCCGTGCGAGGACCATCCTCGCGATGCAGGCGTGTGCACGGTGGCGAACGTGCCAACCTGTCCCGTGATCGTCCGCCGTGACAACGCGACCACATTTCAAGAGCATAAGTTCGGCGCGCTGATCGCGTCAGGTCCGTGCGGCAACGTGATGCCGTGCGCGGAGCATTCGGCAACGGCTGAACCGAACTTCGAGACCATTGAGGGGCATCTGCTGCGCACTGGTCACAATTACTACGTCGGTAGGGTGTGTCGGCGCTGCTGCAAGCAACTCTACGCAGAGACGTACGTCGCTCAGATCCGCCGCCCATCAGGCGATCCGGCGACGACCGGAACGAAGGAGCGAACGTCATGAGGCAGATCGACAGGAAGTTCCACATCGATGGCGAACAGATCATTAAAACTTCGAACGGGCAGCCGCTTCCCGATGGCGAGCCGCGCATCCTGTTTCGCGCCCGCGACTATCTTGCTCTCCCGATGCTGCGCCACTACCGGCAACTCAGCGTGGACGACGGTTGCACTGACTACCATCTCACGGGAATTGACGCCGTGATCGCTGATTTCGAAGCGTTCGCGAAACTTGCTCCCGACGCGATGAAGCAGCCGGGAATAACGAAGGGCCGCTAACCGCCGCAAGTTCGGCGAATGGAGGAAGGGATGGCGCACAAAGTTCTCGAAGTGATCGGCGATACGACGGCACCCGAAGGTTGCGAAGCGGGACAGGTTCGCATCGTCGATGCCCCGCGCGAACCGATTGAAGTCGTGTTCGGCTGCATGGATATCTGCCTCTCGGTTGACGAAGCGATGGAACTCGCAGCGCTGCTCACGAAAGCAGCAGGGCGCGGACAGCGACATCAGCTCGGGGTCGGCGCATGAACCGCACAGTCGCCCCCGTCGTCGGAGCCGCCATCGTGATCGGAGTCGCTATCTTCGCCATACGTGACCGCGCGCCATCGCAGCCATCCGCACCGGTCCAATCCGCCCCGTCCGTGACCACCTCCGCCGCCCCTGACGCGAAGGACCTCCCCGCCACCGCTGATCGCATCGAAGGGCTCGTGGACCGCCTGAGCGCTCCTGCGGCTCCCCCTGCGCCGAAGACCTTCTCGGGGGCGGCGCGGGCAGTCCGGCCTGTCGCAACGGAGGCTACCGAGCCCGAATGCTTCGTTCCGTGGACGAGCAACCCGACGCCTCCGGGAGTGACCGCGTGGAGGCTCCAGACGAATCTCGAAACGCAGACCATTGCTACGTCGGTTGGCGTTGAGTCGCAAACGGTACTGCGGTCACGCTGCACGACGGACGGATCGACGTACATTTCGGTGACCGCGCTGCCGAGCGGAGTGAAAGAGGTAGTGTTCGGGAAGCCGTTTACGGTGGGCGGCGCACAATGAAGCGGATTACGTGTTACGCGCTCGCGTTGGCTTGCATCACGCTGGCGGTGTTTGTCGGCAAAGAGTCGGGATGGTACGAGTTCTGGCTGATCGGCGGCGGCGTGTGGACTGGGCAGTCCGAGGACCTGTTTCGCGACTGGCGCGTGATCGGAGGCGGACGGTGAGCCAGCAAAGAGAGTTCTCGTGCGGATCGGCGACTGTCAGCGCGAGGATAGAGATTACGAGTAGTGATCGAATCGACCGAGCGGAGATTGAGATGGTCCGCGACTATCTGGACTTCTTAGCGAAGAACTGGAACTGCGCAAACCAAAACGAGCCGGAGGGGTGATGGCCAACGTCCACGTCCGTGATCACAGTCCACAGATCCAATCCCAAGTCGACTCGACTCTTCGTCTGGCTTCCCGTCTCATCTTCGCCGCAGCCGGGCGCCACTATCCAACCGAGTCCGAAGTCGCCGAGCTCACTGACGCGATCAACTCGATCGCGACCGCGGCAACCGTTGAGGAGCGTGACCGTTGAAGTGCGCTGCGTGCTCCGCTCCCTTGGACGCAGACGATCGTCGCCTTCACCCTTCCTTCTGTTCCCGGTGCTGGTGGCGGCTGCCGGCGCCTACGCGTGCCGCCTTCGCTTCGGGCCACGCGACCGTACGCCAGGTGACCGCGGCGCTCCACGATCACCGGTCCAGCGTCCGCGGCTTCGGTGGAGGCCGGCGACGGTGACCACTACCACTGAGCCACCACGGTCACGGTCGCGGTCGAAGTCGCCCCGGACGGTCACGTGGCTGAAGTGCTTCTACTGTGGGTGCTTCACTGCGTATGACGAAGCCGTGGTCATCTACCCCATTACATCGACCTTGGACTCGAGCTGTGGACCGAAGGAAGGAGTCGAATGTCGAGGTTGCCGCGACTCTGGCGTCGGCGACATGAAGTCGGATACCACGCTCACAGAGCTACTTGAACAAAGTATCGAAGCGGCTACGGCCAAAAGAAGGTTCAAATGGAAACCGTGACCATGACCGAAGTGCTGCGTCGGATCGTCACGAAGGTCGGCCGCTTCAGCCGAGTTACCGTGTCACCGCTTCGCGATACCGCTGCCGTCCGAATTCGCGTATGGGATGGTACCGACAAAGCCCACTTCGATCTGGACTTCACGGACTTGGACATCGGTAGACGTGACGAAGTGGCTCTGGAGCTTCTGATCGAATCGCGTCTCGAAGGCGTCAGAGAGTGGGCGCACTGGGAACGGAGGGCGAGAGCCTCTACTTTGAGCGAAGGATCGAAGGGGCTCAGGCGCCGTCGAAGATCGCCGCGATAATGTCCAGCGGTAACCTCTGACCGGTCTCGGCGTGAAGGAACCGCTGGAACTTTCTCATCGTGTCCAAGGTCGGGTTCTTTCGCTTTCCCGAGTTAATCAAGCTCACTAGGCTCGGCGACACGCCCGTGCCCTTCGACATCGCCGACTGGCTGATGGCGGTGACGTCGGGGATCTTGGGCTCGGCTCCAGTGCCGTGACACCAGCAGCACTTCGGTTCCTCTTCGACTCCGGCGTCGGCGCGGACGTCGGCGGGCTCGGGACCGGACTTCGGCTCCACGATTCGCGTAGAATGAACGCGCGGACGCTTCGGCTTCGGTGGCACGATACGCTGACGTTGACGGTCGCGGTCGTGGTCACGGTGGCTGGGTCCGGAGTTGGCCGCTGAAGACTGAAGTGAGGCTGAAGCTGAAGTGGGCATCGACCTTAGGTTCTCCGGACGGTGATGGTGACACGAGTCATCCAACGCAGTCAAGTAGTCAACACATTGATCAATTTCGCAGTTGACTCCAGTCACGTTCAACGGTTACGATCCACCCCAACAGTCCAAGGTCACGTCTGGCAGCATCGGAGTAATCTGAATGAGCGATCGAGTTTGCGCCAACTGCGGAAGAACCGCCGATTTCGAGATCGAGGTGGCGGGCAAAGACAAGAACGGAAACATCATCGACGGTTCAGTGCAGAAACTCGACTACTGCGAGTCCTGTGCGTTTCAGGAGATCGGTGAGCTCGCGGGAATAGCTGATGAACAAATCGTAATGGAGGTCTACGACGATGAGTAGATCGGCCAGCGTTCCTGCGTCGATAAGAGAAGGAAGGTAGTCGGGTGCCAACCAGACCAGCTTCGCGACGGAGACGACCAAAGTCCAGATCCGAGTCGTCCCATACCGATTCGACCGAAGAACATCCGAAGTCATACACGAACCCCTCAGTACGCCCCGACCTTTCGATCTTGGAAACTCGGTACCCGACACGCGACGACAAAGGGTTCCCGCAGCGGATCAGCTTCGACGCGCCACCTTACCTGGTCGCCGAGCTCGACCGGCACTTGGACGAAACCCGCGACTTCGACGACCGCGGCCAGTTCATCCGGACCGCGATCGTGCTGATGATGGACCTTCGCGAGCGCTTGGACCCTCCGGAGGACCACCCGTCGAACGTGGGCATCATGGTCGCCATAGGGCATGAGAACGCAGCGACCGAGACGCGGCTTGGGTTCATACGACACATTCAAGCGACGCGGAACTCGATCTACGCCCACCTGGCGAACGGCGCGAAGAAGACAGCCGCTGAGACCGTGCGCCGAGTTCTGGACATCGTCCGAAGGCTCCCGAAGGACGACGAATACCGGAACATCTTTGAACGCGAGATCCGCGCGGTCCATGGCGACCTTCTGAAGCAAGGATCGATCACTGGGCTCACGGTCCAAGGTCGCGTACCTAAGTCCACTGAGCCTGAAGACGAAGATTGAATGACTGAAGACGAAGATTGAAGGTTGAAGACTGAACCAAGGAGGTCCGTACGCACCATGAAACTTTGAACAACAACATCTTCGCTGCTCTCGTCGCACTCCTCATTCTGACGTCCGTCAACACATCTGTCCTCATCTACCTTACTTATTTGATTTGGAGATTGAAATTGAAAGTTTCGGAACTCAACGATCTGTACGAAGTCGCCACCAGCGCCCAGGCTGCGGCGCTCAACAACCTGGCGACCGAAGTCTCACAGACCGGCGACTTGGTCGCCGAGCTGATCGCGTCGATCAAGGACTCCGGCGAAGGGACCGTGTCCCCAGAACAGGAGTCCCGTGCTCAGGTGATCGCCGGCCGCATTCGGACGCACACGTCGCAGTTGACCGCGGCAGCGTCCACTCTCGACGGGATGGGGAAGGATGCCAGCAACCCGATCCCGGAGCCCACCGTTCCGGAGTCCACAGGACCGGGACCGGCGGCACCGACCGAGCCCACCGAGCCCACGGGACCGGTCGAAGAACCGAAGCCGGAAGACGACGACGAAGAAGTTCCGTTCTAAGGAGCGAAGCTGAAGGTGACGTGAACGCAGCGGCCGCCCCGCTGCGTTTTCCGTCTCAGAGGAGAACCCGCCATGCCCACGATTGAACGATCCAACGAAGCCCATGAGCTCCAACTGTCGGTGGATGTGGTTTTGCGCCTACGCGAGCTACGCAAGCTCCGCGGTTTAACTCAGAAAGCGCTCGCGGCACAGACCAGTCTTGGTGAGAAGACGATCAGCTCCTTCGAGACTGGTCAGCGCATCGGATCGCTGAAGATCTCACAGCTCCTTCGCATCCTTGACGTGTACGGAATGACAACAGTCGAATTCTTCGGTGCTCGTACCGAGAGGGAGATCTCCGAAGTCCGAGAAGCGCACCACTACGATGAGTTGCGGGATCTGATTAAAGGTGTCGCCGACAGACTCCGTGCCGTGCTGACGTTGATCGATTCCGCAGTATGACCTTCTCTCCTTCAACGCTGGGCGCCCCAGCCAAGTTCATCGACTGGCGCCGCGATCAGCTCGACGCTTGGTACCGACTTCAGGCGTCTGACTTCCGCTTCAAGTTCACCTTAGCTCCCACGGGCTCGGGGAAAACTCTACTTGCTTGGTCTTCTCATTTCGCCTCTTCGGACGGTGGTCGCACGTTGATCCTTACTTCCAATCGTTCCTTGGAAGACGTGTACCGCGACGACTTCGCCCCTTCGCTCTACGACGTCCGCGGTCAGCAGAACTACGTCTGCAACGCGGTCAAAGCGGCAGGGTGGCTAGAACACTACCGAGCCCACGGGACGACGGTCGACCGGGCGCCATGCCACAGTGGCATCTACTGTTCAATGTTGAATGGCGGCTGCGACTACTTCGACTCGGTAAAGGTGGCGGCGGAATCGAAGATCGTGTCGACCAACTATTCCTTTTGGCTGACGCTCGGGAAAGCTGTCGCCGCAGGGCGAAGCGAAGAGGTCCTTGGGAACTTTGACCACATCGTGTGCGACGAATCCCACGACGCCGCGGACCGGGTGTGCGACGCCCTGACCGTGACGCTTTATCCAGACGAGTTCCGAAGTGCCGTGGGCGTTCCTGTCCTCCCAGTTGCGGCGTCGACCGAAGACTGGACGAAGTGGGCGGGGCGGTCTTTGGACCTGGTCGTCGACCTCTCGAAGCGGCTCAAGCGTCAAGTGTCACGGACCGGTCTCACTTCGGAAGTATCGAAACTGTCGTCGAGCCTTCGTTCGATCAAAGAGTCCTTGACTCAGCTCAGCGGCATAGATGAAGACTGGGTCGTTAGCTCCGAGCTCGACCGGGTACGCCGCCGCGACGCGGTGAAGTTCGAGCCCGTGTGGCCGGCGGACCGTTGCGAGTCGCTTCTTTACCGCGGCGCCAAGTCGGTGCTATTCCTTTCCGCAACAATGTCCAAGTTTGAACTCCCCCGTCTCGGCGTTCCCGTGCAGAGTTGCGAAGTCGTCGAGTACCCGTCTTCGTTCCCGGTTCAACGGCGACCTGTCTACGTCGTTCTACTTGAACCTCAGGTGCGCGTCGACCGTCACATGGACGAGTTCAGCGAACGGATGTGGATCAGCCGCATCGACGCTACTATCCGAAGCCGCTTGGAACTCGGCCGCAAGGGAATCATCCACTGCGTCAGTTACGAACGCGCGCGGCGTATCCTCGAGCTGTCGCGGTACCGCGGACACATGATCGGAAATGCGGACAGCCGCGAGACCAAAGAAACTCTGCTTCGGTTCCGCGATCCGAAGGGGCCTCTGATCTTGGTGTCGCCTTCAGTCACCCAAGGCGAAGACTTCCCCGACGACCAGTGCCGCTGGATATTAGTTCCGAAGCTCCCCTTCCCCAACGGTACTTCGCTGGTCATGAAACGAAGGAAGGAAGTCGACCCGGACGTCGGAAACAAGATGATGATGCAGTCCTTAGTTCAATCCGCCGGGCGGCACGTTCGTTCGGTTGACGACTGGGGCGAAGTGATCGTCATCGACGACCACGCCCGGTGGGCGCTGCCGCGATACGCCACCAAGTACGCAACGAAGAGTTTCAACGAAGCACTCGTGTGGGTGCGGTCGATTCCCGAGCCGCTGGTGGTAACCACGTAGATCAAAAGGAGAAGCCTAAAATGCTAGCTACGTTGACTATTCCAGTCGATGTGATCGAAGATCTCGCGTCCGAAGTCCTTCGCGCTCGTGCAAAGTTCCCGAATCACTTCAACCTGACCGCCGCGCTCATGGAAGAGTGCGGTGAGCTGGCGTGCGCACAAATGCAGCAACTCGGACCGCAGCAGGTGCGGAAGGAAGCGATTCAGGTGATGGCCGTCGCGTTCAGGATACTCAGCGAAGGCGATGCGTCACTAACGTTAAGCGATGAAGCGAAGCAGAAATGAGAGGCTGCACGTGCGGAGACGTTGTGCGTTGCGAGCGCTGCACTAACTGCAAAGGCGGCGTTCAACGGTGCGCAGACGGCTTCGCATTTCAATGCGCGTCCTGCGGTGGGTCTGGTTGGATTCACGGCGAAGCAGCGGACATCGTTGCGGGTATTCGGATGGAGCTACGCGCAGAAGCAGGGATCGCGACCCGTGTTCGACCGAAAGGGTGAAAAGGTCGGCACCGTTGGCTCGCCGCCTCCGTCGCGAATCCTGACGACCCTTCGTCTTCGGAATGCACTTCACGACGCAACGGCTGATCCCCTAAATGAGGATTGTACCTTAAGTTAGCTGTTGACTGAAGTCACATCCTGTGCCATTCTCCGCACTTCATATGTTCAATCCCCACTTTGATCAACGGTCCCGGTCTCCTTAGACCGCCAGTCCACGATCACTTCAGTCCAGTCCCTTCATTCAACGTTCACATCCACGCTCTCATCCACCACACAACCAAGTAACCAAGCAGCCAAGGAAGGAAGAAATCAAGATGCCAGGTCCAATCACATCACTCTCCCCGGAAGACTTCGGCTCCGGAAAATGGGACGGTGGCCGCGCCACCATCACCGACGTCGTTCTCAAGTACCACTCCGGAGTCGCCAAGAAGGACAACAAGCCCTTCACCCTGATCGAAGCCCACGTCACGTGGGAGAAGTCCGAAGGCGGTACCGTGGTCCCACGCTACACGATCGGCAACGCGCAGTACGCGTGCATCCGCGCGACCGCAGACGAAGACGCCGACGAAGCCGAAGTCGGGTACGCGGTCTCCGGCCGCGAAGAAGGGAAGCCGTACACCATTGATATGACCTCGGACTTCGGACAGCTCCTTGCGTCAGCCGTCGCGCAGGGGTTCAGCGCACGGAAGCTTGCTTCCGGTGACGTCAGAGCGCTGGTGGGCACCGAAGCGAACGTAGCCGGGAAGCCGCGGAAGGAAGGCGACAAGTTCCCGATCATGTTGATCACCGAGATCTTCAAGCTCCCCGGCGGAAAGTCTTCAGCCGCGGCAGCGTCGAAGAAGAAGTCCACCGCTGCGGTGGACGAAGACGAACCGAAGTCGAAGTCCAAGACGACGTCGTCGGATGACCTCCCGTCGAAGTCCATCCAGAACCGCGCCGCGAAGATGATCAAGTCGACGCTCGCCGAGTCCGACGACGACTCGGTCACCATTCCTGAAGTGATCGCCGCGAACAAGAAAGCTCTCAAGGAAGACGATGACAACAAAGAGATCATGAGCCTTTTCGACAACGACGACTGGATTGGCTCGATCGAGGGGCTCAGCTACAACGAGAAGAAGGGCACCATCCGGAAGGCGAAGGACTGAACGTCATGACGACGAAAGCGAAGACGAAAACACAGAAGTCGGCGCCAGCACCGAAGTCGAAGTCGAAGCCCAAGGCGAAGGCGAAGCGCTTCACCTTCATCGTGGTCCCCTTATCGAAGGACCAGCAGCTCGAGCAAGGGAACATGGGATCGAAGTGGCTCGGCACCGCGAAGGAAGTCGACGGTCTCGCGGTCCGTGGTCGCACGGTCCCGGCGACGCTCCGGCGTCTGGCGGACGAGTACCAGGCGATCGAAGCGGTCAACGCCGACGCGGCCACCCTCACCGAAGACGACGACGAAGACGACGACTAAGTAGTCAAGGAACTCGGCGGCGCGGCCCATACCGCCGTCGAGTGGTCAGCCGGTCCGGCGACTGTGAGCCTATCAACGTTCAGAGCAAACGTGGACGGGCACCGGAGCACTTCGATCAAGGGGAGAGGTACCAGAAATGACTCCGGAATCGCCAGTAATTGTCGGATACGAAGAACGCCAGATTGTCTACGCCAAGGACCAACCGGAGTACCTCCCGTTATCTACTCTGCCGGTAGGTGATCCGTTGCATGGTAGGCGGTTGACGCGGTGGAGATTGAGCTGGATTGAGCGACTTCGCGTTCTATGGTCCGGTGACATCTACACCGATGTGATGACATTCAACAAGCCTCTCCAGCCGATCAGGATCACTGTCAGCGTGGATCTACCCGGCGACTACCGTCTGGAGGACTAAGGAACGTGCTCGTGACCCGTTCCATCTTCCAAGTCGACGCGGACCGCTATTCGTTCGACTTCAACGTTCCACGTTCCCTCGGCTGCCACCTTTCTTCGGTCATCGAGTACATCGTCAACAAGGACTACGCGGACCAGTCTTCAGTCACCACACAGGCGAACTTTCTCTCCGGCTTCGTGTGGGAGCGCGTCATGGCGCGTCAAGCGATCGAGGTCGACCTGTCCGGCCACCGTTCAGGGCTCATGCGACCGGGGCAGTTGATGTGGTGCGTCGAATGTTCACGTGTTCTGTGGGGCCGCGAGAAGTCCGAGCTCCACTGTCTGCGCCACGGTCACCACGGCATCTTCGCGACTCCGGACGCGGTCATGGTCTTCGACTGGTGCTATCTAGAGTGGAAGTTCACAAAGAAGTCTCTACGGTCTGCGGGCGGCGACGTGTTCATTCCCTTCGGCGGAGTCCCGCAGAAGGAGCTAAGTGGGTATGAGCACATCAGCGCCGGCATCCCCGGGTGGATTTACCAAGTCAAAGGGTACTGCTTTCTCTTGGATACTTTGGTGGGGCGCATAGACGGTTGTTTCGTCGAAGGGGACTACGGTCTCACGACGCGGGACTCGACGACGGTACGTTACGACATAGAGTTCACCCGGATCGAGCTCGAAGAGAACTGGTCGATGATCGTCACCAACGCCATAGATGGAGGACTGCTCGATGCCACCGCCGTCTGACTTACCGAGCCTTCTGGACAGTCTCGTTGGACGTTCCTTGGGCCACAAGGACGTAGTTACCGCTGAGCAGCTCAGCATCCTTCTGTCGACGGTCATGTCGAACGCAGCCGCGGAGCTCGAAACGAAGGAATCGATCGACTATGCCGACATCGTCCTCATCGCCATCGGGATCATGTGGGCCGCGGAAATGCTGACCACGTTCCCGGACGTGCGGACCGTGGAAGAGGTCCACGATCCTTCAGTCGCCTATCTCATGGCGGTGGAGTTCGCGTCGAAGATCACGATGGACCATATCCGGGAACATTTGAGAGAGTCGTTGAAGGAGCTGACCTCGTGAAGCGCCCATGGCGTCGTCTTCTGTCTTCGGGCGCCGCGGTCAAGCACCGCGGTCCCGTTCTTATGTTCCAGTCCGCGGGCGACGTGCTGTCGACGACCGCTGTCCAGTTTCACTCGTCAACTGTCGCCAAGTTGGCGCGGTCTTCATTACTTAAGCTCCTTCGGTCCGAAGCGGCCCAAGGAACGATTCAATCAGACTCAGACTTCAATCTGGCCGTGGGCATGTGGATCGATTCAGCGGTCAACGCGCTCGGCGGCAGGAAAGTTCAATCGTAGAGGAGAACAGTCAAATGACGGCAGGAGCATGGACGGCAGTAGTCGGAATCTTTGCCACTCTAGTCATAGATGTGACGCTATACAGCCTCGCTAAGTACCCAGAGCGGGGCGGCTGGATCGGACGTATCCCGTTCATTGGTGGAGCGCTCGCACTATGGAAATTCGGCCGCCGCGACAGGAAGGAACGGTAATGGCGAACGAGAAGTCGGTACCTTCCATCCCCGGACTCGAAAAGGGGAAGTTTGAACGAATCCGCCGCGAGCTCCCGAGGATCATCTATTCAGTCCAAGGCGAACCGAAGACGGCCAAGTCCACCTTCCCTTTGTCCGGGCCGCATCCGCAAGTTCACCTCGACATAGATGACCGGCTCGAAGGCGTCGCCAACCCGTGGGAGCGCGGTAGCCGAAGCCACGAGCCCAAGACCATCGTCCGGCTTCCTTTGCGCATCCCCAAAGTTGTCGGATGGAACGCGAAACTCTCCGACGCCGGAGTCCAAGAGGCCATGTCCAAGGCGAAGAGCGAAGGGATGGCCGAATGGAACAAGTTCATCGAGCACTATCACATGGCGCTCGAGTCTTCACTTCGACCGGGCGGCGTCCGTCTGATTTCGGTAGACGACGCCTCTTCGCTCATCGACCTTCGTCTCATTTCCGAGTTCGGGCGCCTGTCGAAGATCCCCCAGTACGCGCGCGGCGACGCGAACCTGGAGATCGGAACTCTGATGAGGGAAGGTCACAAGTACGCGGCGTCAGTGGTCTGGGTCCACGAGCTCAAGGACGAATACGGCCCCGTCAAAAAGGTGGACGAACGCGGCAACACGGTCACCGAGAACGAGAAAACCGGGCGTCGCATCCTGGACGGCTACCAGAAGACCCACTACGCGGTCCAGGTGATCCTTGAAACTTCGATCAACAAGAAGGGCCAATTCCAAGTGGAAGTTCTCCGCTCCGGGCTCAACGCGAAGACCAACAGAGCTGTGTACACAGAAGACGACTGGGGCAAGTGGGGACCGTTCGCTTGGATCAGCAGCGAACAACTCGTGAAGACTGAGCCTGAAGACTGGGTCGACCTGAAACCGAAGTCGAAGTCGAAGGGGAAGGACGAAGATGAAGACTAAACCCATCGAACGCTTCGACGGCCGATACCGGTTTCTGTCAAACTTCCAAGCCGTGACGGTCGAATTCGACGGAGGCATCTACGCTTCGGTCGAGCACGCGTACCAAGCCGCGAAGACCGAGTCCGAAGACCACCGAGCCCACTTCCGGTCCGGGATCACTCCGGGAGCCGCGAAACGCTACGGACGCGCTGTGCCTCTTCGTTCAGACTTGACCGAAGTGCGGCTCGATGTCATGTTGGAGCTTCTCCGGAAGAAGTTCGCCAACCGCGGACTTCGTGACCTTCTTCTGTCGACTGAAGACGCGGAGCTGATCGAATGGAACGAATGGGGTGACACTTTCTGGGGCGTGTGCCGAGGTATCGGCGACAACCACCTCGGACGGCTGCTGATGCAAGTCCGCAGTGAGATCAGATCGGGAGGGCACTGATGCTCCTACTCAGTACCGAGAGCACCGGCGAATTCTTCAGGCTGACGTTGGGACCTGCATCCTTCATATCTGACGAAGCGCGTTTGGCCGCCTATTTCATCGTGCGCGTGCACAGTCGCACAGGAAGATACGTGGATTGGTGCTACAGAGTCGTATCGGACTTTGCAGTTCACAGTCTGAGTTTCAGGGAGGATGCACTCCGCTCGGTGCTCGCGTGTCAGATGGCCGTCATTTATGATCAGCTGATTCAACTGAAATCTTTAGCAGAGCGCGGTTTATTCATCAAGCATTGGCCATTCGGCCGTGCACGACAGTTTCAACGAGTCGAACTATTGCCTTGGAAGCACCAGTTGGATCGACGATGGGAGTCATGGTACCTATGATCCTGCTCGACCCACGCGCCGGCTCGATCACCATCCGAGCCCACATTCCTTCGCAGCACAAGGTCGTCGTCACTATGTTGGACAGCGGCGACTTCGGTTTCGTCGGTCATTCGCCCCGCGGCTTGGCGTGGTACGGTATCGAACTCAAGCACCTCGGCGACTTCTTGGGCTCCATTGAAACGGGCCGCTTCAACGCGAAGCAGCTCCTCAACATGCACGACGACTACGACATCATCTTCGTCGTCATCCAGGACCGCGTCCGTTCCGACTACGCCGGCAACCTTCAAGTGTGGACGCCACGGAACCAAGAAAAGAAGTTCGGCCGCTACTGGCGCGAGCACAAGTATGACCGCAAATTCTACGAGGAAGGCTACTGGGCTCAGGCGTTCTTCGGTCGAGCCCAGCGAATGTTGTACTCAACGTTCTGGGCGATGATCGCGGAACTCAGTGTCGGAGCTTCAGTCAACTTTCTCTTCACTGGCTCCAACGAAGAAACCGGGTCGCTCGTGGGGATGCTCCACGGGATGTTCTCGCGGTCGTGGGACACGCACAAGTTGCTGAAGTGCTTCGACGAGTCACTGACCGAAGACAAAGTGGAGATCGTCGAACGTTCGACGGGGACTTCGATGTTGGTGAAGCCGTCCACCGCAGCGAACGTGATCCACAAGCTCGTCTACGGGATCGGCTGGGACAAAGCAATGGCTGCGGCGGAGCACTTCGGCACTGTCGAACGTGCGGTCTTGGCGACCGAAGCCGACTGGCAGAAGGTCGACGGTATTGGTCGAACTCTTGCCGCGCGCGCGGTGAAAGCGTCGAAGGAAGAACACCACTATAGAACTCGGTCCGGGAAGCCGGACGACCAAGGAAGGAAGCAACGATGACTGAATACCTTCTCCACATTCGACCGCTCGCCGGTCCTCCGGTTTCGATCAATCCGATGAACGTGGTCCTCATCCGGTCCCTGACGCGACACCACGTCGACCACACGCCACAGTGCGCAGCGCAGATGTCGAAGGACTCGGATCGGTACGACCGCTTCGTCGCCGCCGCGGTCTTCGTGGACGAGCTGTGCCGCGACCAGTTCGGTTGTCTCAAAGAGTTGACCCCGGTGACTGAAATTCTTCTGGTCAACACGGTGGGCCAGGACTCTTCGATTCAGACCGAAGCGCCGGTCGCTGAAGTCGAAGCCGAATGGGACCGCGCCATGGACGCGATCTACGCGCTCGTGGTCAGTCACCTTTCCGATCTATCACGTGCCCTCACCACTTCGGGAGTAGCGACCAATTGAAGCTCACCGACGAACTCCGCAGCGACTACGCTCGACTGTTTCGTTCAGCCGCGTTCTTCAGCCGGATCAGCGAAGACGCGGCCATCGCCGCGGTCAAAGCGATCACGGCTCGAGCTCCACGCGACCAGTACGAGATCGTTTCAAAGTTGACCTCGGTCCCGTGGTGGGTCGTCGGCGTCATCCACCACATGGAGTCTTCAGGTGACTTCAGAGCCCACCTTCACAATGGCGACCCTCTCACTGGACGAACGGTCCACTTTCCTCCGGGGCGCCCGAAGCTCGGTGGGCCACCGTTCACTTGGACCGACTCCGCGGCCGACGCGCTCAAGTTCGAGGGGCTCGACCGGTGGACTGAGTGGACGATCGCGGGCTCCTTGTACGTCTTTGAACGGTACAACGGCTTCGGCTACCGCGGTCTGAAGCCGCCGATCCCGTCGCCGTACCTGTGGTCGGGGCTCAACCACTACCGTCAAGGGAAATTCGTCGAAGAAAAGGTCGAAGGAAAGTGGAAGTCTGTGTTCAAGCCTGAACTTGTGTCACAGCAAATTGGCGCAGCCGCGATCACCAAGGTCCTCGTGGACCGGAAGATCGTCGTCATCAACAGTCAACAGCAACCATGAAGGAGGTTTGTCCAATGTCCACCGTACGTGTTCTGTTTTTCCCGGTTCATCACACCGACGCGCCTGTTACAGCTTTGGTGACAGGCCCCGGTTCGTATGACATTCAGCTCGAAGCTGGTCGCGCCGTGCGCGTCCTCAGGTGCGGATCGTGCGGTCAGGACATACACGTCGATTCGTCCAATCTTCCGCTGTACGACCACGCCCGGTACCACTACAACGAAGAAGAGCAACAGAAGTCGGACTCAGGATCTCTCTACGCTGGAGCGAAGATGCAGGCGTCAACGATCAGCGGTAGCGCTGGGCGACCCAAGCAGGGCAGCAGCCAGCAGTTCAGCGGTCCCGGCGGAATTCGGAACTTGGGCTGAACGAAGTGGAACCGCGACGTGTCCCAAGTGACGGTCCCACCGACGCCGAAGTCTTGCTCATCGGCGAAGCTCCAGGCTACTGGGAAACCGTCACCGGACAACCGTTCTGTGAACGCGGGAAGTCGGGCAAGGAGCTCAACCGGATGTTGGACCGCGCCCGGCTCCCACGTCATACGATTCGCGTCACCAACCTAGTCAAAATCCAACCACCCGTAGTCAATGGTAAACAAAGACCACCGTCGAAGGAGGACATCGCCCGTGACGAGCCCGAGATCATCGAAGAAATCCTTACTGTCCGGCCGAAGTGGATTGGTGCTGTGGGCCGGGTCGCTGCTCGCTGGCTTCTGGGTTCTGAAGTTACTATGGAAGCGGCACACGGACTCGCGTTCCCGCTCGGAGCACGTGTGCGACGCCTCCTGCGATCGCAACGGGATGCGGTGGTACCACGAGCACAGCGGTCCCGAGTGGGGCAGTCGACGGCGGACGGAGTCGAGCGAAAATTCAGAAACGCTCTTCTGGCTTCCGCCGGGCACGCACATCCATACCTGCGTTCCGTCGAATCCGAAGTACACGCACGCGTGTCCAAACTTGGGGACGTTCAACTCCCTTCGGATGGGAGAGACTCACTCGATCGGAACGGGTCCGGGCCGCTGCGGCTGCGGAGCGGAGATGACAGTGGTGGCGTCGGCGAAGGAGCCGAAGACCGCTGGCCAAGCGATCAAGGATGGCTGGAGAATATTCTAGTCGTTCCGCTCTACCACCCAGCTTCCGGACTCCACAACTCCGAGCTCGCGCCCTTGGTGTGGTGGGACATCCAACAACTTTCCCTCTACGTTCACGGAGACTTGGAACCCTTCTCCGTTGTCGACGAGTTCCCGCACCCAGATTACAAGGAAGTCATAGATGCCGACATCAGCCGATCTATTGAAAGAAGCAACACGCGCCTACGTCCGCGAACGCTCGCCGTTGATACTGAAGGCGTTATTGGAAATGTCTGGGGGCTGTCCTATGCATCCGAAGCCGGCCGAGCCCGGGTCGTGCGAAGCGTGCAGAGTGCTGCGTTGCAGGAGAGCAGTAGACTCGTTTCCGGGACCGGGAGAGTAATTTTTCATAATGCCCTCTACGACGTGCCCATTCTGTCGGAACTTGGGATCGAAGTGGACTGGTCCCGCGTCGAAGACACGATGCTCATGCTCTTCTGTCTTCGGCTGCTCCCTCTTGGACTGAAGCCCAACGGTCGTCGGCTAGCCGGCGTTCCGATGCAGTCCTACGACGACGTCATCCGTCCCGCTGAACGGAGACTAGCACTCAGCTACATCAAACGAGCCATAGACGCGAAACGGTGCGCTGTCTGCGGTGGAACCGGCAAAGTTGCGGAGACGCGACGTGTCACCGATCCGAATTGCGATCTGTGCCTCGGGTTTGGTCGAATCAGTGGAGCTAAGAAGCATACGACCAAGTTCTGCTCCTGTTCAAAGTCCACAGACGCCTGTACCGCGTGCATCGACGGCGGACTGTGGCCCGCGCGCGCGGGCCAACCGAAATACCACTGGGACACCGGAGTCTGGTCGATCAGTACCGGATGGGAGATCGGACGCTACCTGCGGAAGCTGCAAGAAGACATCGAGAAGGGCACGTTCGACGATCCTGACTCGGACGCTGACGAAGATTCAGTCGAGACCGAAGGCAACGAACGGAAACCGAGAACGATCCGCGATCGGTGGAAGAGCTGGGATGACGACGTTCGCGGTCCTGTGGAGGAGCTACTTGGGCCGATGCCAGAGCCCACCTTGGACGACATACCGTCCGACGACGCTATCCAGTACTCGGCGCGTGACGCAGACGTTACCCTGAGGATCTATCCGAAGGTCTCCGCGATGATCGATTCAATGGATCTTCGTCGTGCCTACCGGATCGATCTCTCGGTGATCCCCGCCGCCGCCGAGATCCAACGCAACGGGATGCTGGTCGACTGCGACAAGCTCCTTCGCTTGGCGAAACGTCTGCGCCGCGAAAACGACGAGATCCTTCATCAACTTCGCCGCGCCTGCGGACGACCGATCAATCCAGCGTCTGGGGACCAAGTCGCGGCACTTCTCTTCGGTGAACGGAAGCTCACGTACACGGACGAAGACAAAGTGGACTTCGAGCCCACGTTCAGCTTCGACCTTCAATCGGAAAAGTTGACGAAGTCCGGCAGGCGTGCTTCGACCGACGACAAAGTCTTGGAAGGGTTGAAGCTGAAGTATTCCGACCGCGAAGACATCGTGTCGACGGTTCAGTTGATCTTGGACTACAGAACGCGGCACAAGCTCGTGACCACGTACGCGGAGAAGATCCCGCGCTTAGTCGACAAAGAAGGAAGAGTTCACACACGTATCCGCCCGACGACCGCGGCAACATTTCGTTGGGCATCCGGAGATCCGATCAATCTTCAGAACATCCCGGTCCGCAACAAAGGTGGCGCTGACCTCGGCCGCTTGATTCGCGAGTGCTTCATCGCGCCGGATGGCTTCGTCTTGAGTTCGGCCGACTATGAACAAGTCGAGCTCCGCGTTCTGGCCGCGCTCTCCGGCGACGGTGAACTTCTCCGTGCCTTCATCGAAGGTCGCGACCCGCACATCATCGGAGCCGCCCGAGCGTGGTCGATGAGCTACGACGAAATCTACGAAGGCCGCAAAGCTGGCGTAAAGAAGTACGCAGATATCCGCGAATCGTCGAAGAACCTCAACTTCGGTATCGTCTTCGGGATCACGCCACGCGGACTTCAGGCGCAGATGGAACTTCGTGGAATGAAGTACACCCTTGAAGAGTGCGCGGACCTCATTCGGATGTGGATTCGCGAAGTGTTCCCGGGGATCGGTGACTACATCGAAGAGACCGTGTCCTTCGCCCGGCAGCACGGCTACGTGCGCTCGCTCATGGGGCACATCCGTTACTGCCCGGGCGTGTGGTCGCAGATCAACGGCATCAGAGAAGCCGCAGAACGTGAGGCCGTCAATTTCCGTATTCAATGTACCGCGGCTGAAGTGCTGAAGATGGGTCTCGCGGATCTGTGGAACAAAGGAAAGAAGACGCTGGACCGTGTGGGCACGTCGCTCCTGATGTCGATCCACGATGAGAACCTGTTCCAGGTCCGCGATACCGAAGTCTCTAGGTCGGTGACCGCGACCACGGTCGAGACCTTCATGATGAACCCAGTCGATCTTCCCAACGGCGTGAAGATCACGACTTCGATGAAGTTCGCGGTCAACTGGGCGCGACTTAAGTAACTTAGCTGTTGACTTCAGTCATCAACACTTCTACTCTTCCGTGCATCACAATCCACATTTGAACGAAAAGGAGAAATCAGAATGAAAGCGAAACGTAGACCCCTGATCCTCGGTGCAGACAATGAACTCGAAGATCAACCGAAAGGTGCCCTTGGCGTCAGATTCAACTTCGGCAAAGCCGCATACGTCGATATCTTCGTATCCGAAAACAGTGGACAACTGCTCGTCGAGCCCCGCGGCGGCGAAGTGAGCATCGGTCACGACGGCAGCAACTTCGTCATTCAATTGAACAAAGAAGGCTGAAGATGCCCACAGTCTACATTCCGCCGCCGAAGTGGGACACGTTCCCGAAGCTGAAGCGCTCCGCGCGTTTCACTTCAGTCGCCGATCGCGCAATCGTCCTGAAACGCGAAATGAAGGAGCACGAGTCCAAGATCGCTAAGCTCAAGGAGGAGCTCGACGCTCTGTTCGAAGACAAACTGGAGCCCGAGCTGATCGCCGGCGGGATCAAGGACAACGTGGTCTTCGACTACGAAGGCGTCCAGATCCGGATCGCGGACCAAGGCTCCGGCGAACGGATCGACGAGCAACTTCTGCTTCAGAACGGTGTCGCGCGATCGGTGATCGACAAGTCCAAAGTCCCCAACAAACGTAAACACTACCTCGAGATGAAGTTCCCCGATGACCCCGACGCCACGACCGAGACCACTTCGGCTAAGTCCAAGTCGAAGACGAAGGGATCACGATGAACGTCCTCCCCGGCATCCCCAACGGTACGATGCTGTTTCGCGTCGAAGTCGTCTTCTACGGTCCGCCGCGCCGCGACCAGATCGGCGTCCGGCCAGTAGTAATCAAGAACGTGGACTGTTGGGCCAAGTCGTCGCCCGAAGCCAACAACACGGTCAAGGCCCACTTCGCCGCCGCCAAGCTGGAGCTGATCTCGATCGTGTCCACAGACCCGGCGAAGGGGCGAGTTGTACGTGAAACGATCATCAACGACTCCGCCTTCGATCCCGAGTTCCACCTCATCACCCACGAGAAGCCCGAAGCGGTCGACGAGACCATCACCGAAGTCTGAAGTCCGAAGTCTGAACCGAAGTCCAAATTGAAGGAGTCCATGTGAACATTCTCCGATATCTCCAGTACATCCCCCTTCTGGCCCAACTCATCGCGTTCATCCAGGACGCCGAACGCTCGTTCCGTCAGCCCGGCTCCGGGGCCTCGAAGTCGGCTTACGTCGCGACTCTGTTCAAGTCTCTGGTGTCGACGACCGCGTCGCTGGGTCTCATCAGCCAGAAGACCGCTACGGCGCTGCTAGGCGGAACGCAAGCCATCATCGACGTAATCGTCGCGCTCATGCAGGACGCCAATGGCGGACAGATTCCGGTCACGCCATCGACGCCAACGCCGACGCCAGCACCGGGACCGGCGGCGTTGCCGCAGCCACCGCCCGTGGTCCCCGAGCCACCGCAGCCGCCGCAACCAACGACGCCGGAAACGCCGACACCGCCGCCGGCTCAGCCACCGCCCGCGACCGAAGTCGGTAAGTACGGTTCAGTTCATCCGTATACGATCGACGCGAGCGACGAAGCACAGCTTCCAACCAACAACGAGCTTCTGAGCAGTTTGTGGGGTTTCCTGCCCGGTGACAAGCTCCGCATCGTGGCGCAGGCGCGCATGTGGTACGTGCGCCGGCCGGACTTCTTCGGCATCGAGAAGCCGGGATCTTCGTTCGTCCGCACCATCACCTAAGAGCTACAATTCTAGATTCCAAATTGAACGGTGCAGCCCGGCCCGAAGTGAAGACGAAGTGGTGGATCTGCTCCCTCCGAACGTGGACCTTTTCACAGAGCCTTGAAGCGACCTCGAAGTTGAACCTCTCTACGACCAGCCCGGCGATCCCACCCGCCGGGCTGCACCGTTCCCAAGTCCACATCACTGGTGTACGGTGTGCCCTTCGGTGGCCGCGAGTAGCTTCGCCTGCTCGTTGTAGTCGCGCATCACGACAAGCGTCTCCGGCCCGTTGTCGATCGGCTCCATCTGCTTGAGGTAGATGAGCACGCGCGTTTCCTCGCCGCGTTTGTCGAGCATGTACAACTCGGTCCCGGCCGTGCCCATCGCGCGCGTCCTTGGGGAGTTGCGGTAGCCGCGCATGTGACTCGGATGCTGCTTGCGGAACCGCGCCGGAATGAGATCGTTCACGTTCATGCCAACAAGCTCGCGTGTGTGGAACTTCGTCATGAGCGAGGCTTGGACGTTCGCGTACACGATCCGCTCGTCGGCGGCCACGCGAAGAATCGCGTCAGGCAACTCGCCGATCATCTGGATCGCCCACTCGCCTGCGATCGTGGCGCGGTCCACTCGACGTTCGGTGCGTGCGCGGAAGACGGTGACTCCGGCGACAGTCAGACTGGCGAGTACACCAAGGAAGGCAATGAGGTTCGGCCAAGTCACGCGCTACTTCTTCTCGTCGTCGTAGGTGCCGTCTGATTTGTACTTGATGTACTTCTTCGCCATCGTGACCATCTGCGCGTGCGTGGCCGTGTCCCACCTTTCGATGATCGCTTGCCAGTCGCGCATCTTGTCGCCCCATTCGCAGATGTCGTCGCTGAGCTTCAGGAACGTGGCTTTGTCCTCGTCTTTGAGATCGTCGTACATCTCGCGGAAGCCGTCGCTCGCTGCCGTCGTAGTCGCCAGCAACGCGAATGATGATCCGGACAGCCGATGTGCGGCTGATCCCATGTTGCCGTTGTTGTCGAGAATTCCTTTGGTGCAAGCTGGTCCGCCCATGTTCAATTTCCCCTTACGGTACGTTGCTCTTCTTCGAGTCCGCCATGAACTGCTTTGCCACTTTCATGTCGCCGAGGAGGTTGGCATTCCAAACGTCCTGCGACGCACGCCAGATCTTCAACTCGTCGATGTCGCGACGCAGACCGTCCGCCTTCTCCTGCTGATGCGCAGCAGCAACGAGGCTCGCGGTCATGGTGGCGTTGATGGACTTCAACTCACTGAGGAGCAGTCCGGCCATGAAGATGCAGACGGTGAGGAGGATACCGGTAATGCTGACCCAAAGGCCGGGGTTGGCCCAAGGACTGGGGTGAGGAGTTTCGCTCCGCCGGTCCTCACCGGAACGTCGTTCTTCCTTCTCACCGATCTCCGGCATCGTCGCTGATCTCTCTGGGTCCGCTGTCGTCACCAATTGTAGGGGCATGTGTTGCTATCCGTCACGAACAACGTAGTCAACATGTTTACCTCATACGTGTCCCGAGCGTCACTCACGCATTCGCGGTCGCGGCTTCGGTGCCATCTTCGTCTTCATCTTCGTGGCCGGCGGCGGCTGCGGTCCGCCACCTTTGACTTGGTTGATGTACTCCCGTCCACCGAAGATTTGCTTCACGAACCCGTAGATGTCCGGGTACGTCTTCTTCAGAGCCGAAGAGTCCAGGATGTAGTGAGCGATGATCGACGGGAGAGCTTCGTGCGGAGTTCTCGTCTTAAGTGCCCGGGGGATGGAGATCTTGGCCAGCTCCGCGTCGTCTTGCCGCCGCTGAGCCTCTTCAGCTTCAATCAACCGCACTCTCACCGTCTGCGTCGGAGCGTTATTGATGTGCTCTTCAAACTTGGCTCGACGACTCAGGTACTGCTTCTGTTCAAGCTCGTCGTAGCGGTTCCGGTATCCCCAGTACAGTTTCTCCCACGCCGCGCGCTCCTGGTCGGTCATGTCGGCCTGCATGATCGCGTGCCCGTACTCGTGGACCGTAGTGAAGGGCTCGTTGGAGTTGTCGCCGTAGGAAGTAATCGTGCTGCTGACGTCGCGGGGTGGTCCGTATTCACCTTTGACTACGCCGCTCGGATCGCGGATCGAAACGCGCGGTTCGTTCTCGTACGTGACCTTCGGCTGCTGGTCCATGTTGTCGAAGCGCTGGAGACCTTTGGACTTGTCTTCTTCTTCGTAGCTGAGTCCCCAGCGCGCGCGCGAGGGCTTGAAATTACGGTCCGCGGCCGAAGCACCGAGCGTATGTCTAGCCGCTCGGAAACGCTCCGGAAGAAGCTTGTGCATCGGTACACGGTCGACGAGGTCGCTGTTCTCGTGTGTGGGCTCTCCGCTGTCGTTCTCGGTCGTGAACTCGAACTCGTCACGAGTCCTGAGGTCTTCGTCGTCACCATCGCCGCTTGGATCGTTGTATTTAGTTCCGGTCCCGGACGGCTTCAACTTCGCCAGCTTCCGCGCGGCACCCACCCGAAACTTCGGTGAGTCGATCACGTGCTGCATCAACGCCAATGGAAGATCCGCCGCCTTCATCGCGAGCCGCACCGACTTCGGAAGGATGTCCGCCACGCCACCGCCACCGGACCCAAGACGGTTCTTGGCCGCCAGTTTGTCCAAGGCGGTTGCTGCGGCTTCGAGCTCCGCTTGGCGCTTAGCCAAGGTGGTGATCTGCTTCGACCACCCCTTCGGTCGCTTTCCGATGGGTAAAGCTTGGAGATCTTCGAGTTCGATGGAGACTTCGATCGAACGTTTACGCGCTGCGTCCGCCGCGGCGTTGGCACCACCGGGGAGTTCTTCGCGCAATCGCGGAAGGTCGATGGGCTCCTCCATCAGAGCCTTCGCGGGGTTCCGTCCTTCTTCGAGTTCGGTAGCGATGCCCTTCGGATCACCCTTCGCCAGAAGCCGGTTGACGAAGTCGGGACCAACTTCGCTCGCCAGACGTCCACGGATCTTGTTGACCGTTCTTGCGGCGGCTGGGACAGCTTTCGGCGCCAACGCCATTGCCGCGATTTGGGTCCCGATGTCCCCGGCTCCTTCGGCCGCTGCTTCGTTGTCGGCCAAGGTCACAGGCCCGCCTTCCGCGGTCCGAAGTCCCGGCTGCGCGACCTCCTCGAGCTGCGGACCGAAGGGGACCACGGCCGAAGCTCCACGGACGGCGCGACGTGGACCTCTGGGCAAAGTGGACGCGGACCGGAACCGCTGAACAGCATCGATTGTCGAAGCGGCTGGCGGACCTACGAAGGGAACGTTCTGGACCATCCCGGCTAAGTCCAAGCTGCCGTCGTCCTGGATCGGGGAACGCGGAAGGAAGGAAGCGACTAAGTTCTTCAGTCCCCGTGCTCCACCCTTCAATGCTCCACCCACCATCGTGGGCGCAGTGATATACGGAACGTTGCCGTCAGGGTCACCGAACTCGGTCGGCGACACGCGAGCCAAGCGGTCTGCAATTCCCGAGATCGCGTCGCCCGGCGAGCGCGGCTGAGTGAACGTGGGCTTGTCTTCGACGATGTCGACCGAGTCCTCGGGAACGTCGATGACGTCAACATCTTCCGGACTCAATTCAACGATGTCAACGTCCTCCGGATTGAACTCCGTATCAATCTTCGTTGGCAGCTCTCTCTTTGGCTTCGTGGCTTTGAGCGCGGACATAGCTGGCTCACGGAATCGGTGCTACCTGCGGTTTTCCGTTGGAACCGTATCCGACTACTCTGTATTGTTTACCCTGCACAGTGATCGTGGACCCGATCGCCGGTCCGGTGCCGGATGGCACTCTGGAGCCGGGAGACTTCGCCGACTCGGTCGGCGGCGTTGGCGACATCGGTCGGCCGATCGCGTCAACCCCGATCTGGCGACGCTGACCGGCCGGAAGATACTTGACCATGTTCGCCTTCCGCTGTTCCGTGTACTTCTTCAGAGCGTCGAGTTTGACCAAGATCGTATCGACGGTGTCGCTCGGCTTTGGCAGCGAATACCCAGCGTATTCGGCTTCGGACGCAGTCAGCGTTTTGCCGCCTTCGCTGAAGATCCCTGACGAAAACAGCTTACCAAGATTGTTGAAGAACAACCGTTCGTCCGCGGTCATGTCGACGCCACCCAGAGTCTCGTACTTGAACTTGCGCCACCGACCCATGAGCGGACCGCTGGCGCCGGTCTTCTTAGCCAACTTAGCCAAGGGGTCGATTTGTTCAAGCGTCGTATCGGCGTCGCGGAGATAGTTGATCGTTCCAGTTGCCGGTCCAGACGAAGGCGGCGACTCCCAGCCGGCGTCGATGTAGTCTTGGACTTGGTCGCGACGCACCGGCAACTTGACTCCAGTTTTGGAGTTGTACATCTGCACCATCGGCTGATTCGTTTCCAGTCGGCCTTCACGCTGCCGCGCCAAGTCCAGCATCGCGGACCGGTAGTCTTCAAGCGACTGCGACTGCGGACGAAACTCGGGATGGAACTCGTTCTTGGCCTCGAGCTTCAGTCCTACCTTCTCCTTCGCCGTGGGCTCACGTTTGTTCACTTCACGGAACACGTTGAGCTTGTCGACGAAGTAGCCTTCAAAGTCGCTTAAGTTCTCAGTCCCCGACTTCGGCGGCGCCGGGGAGGTGACCTCACCAGTCCCCGTGTTGAAGATCCCCTGCGGCGAGGAAGCAAACTTGTCAGGGGTGAACATCCCCTTGATCTTCGCTTGCTGAAGCAACTGGTCCAACGCGAACCGTCCCTGCTCACTTCGCGTGAAGGGACCGGTAACCTCGGTGGGCTCCGGGGTAATCGACCCAAGCTCACCCATCATCCCCGTCGACACGGTGTTCAGAGCTTCGCCGAGCCCCGGAGCCAGCATGGAAAGGTTGACCGTGGACGGTGACGAAGGCTGACCACCGTCCATTGGGTTCGGCTGACCGGGAACTTCGGCCGTAGCTCCGCCGCCACGGACCGCGTCCGCGGCGCCCTGAAGCCCCTGCGCCATCGTCCGCTGACTATTGCGACCTTGGGCTTCGGAATCCGGACGACGCGAAGCCTCAAGGACTCCAGTCCACAGTTTGTCGGCGTCCTTCGGATTGAACTTGTCCGAAGATAGAAGTTGAAGTCGGGCTTCAGCCGCAGCAACACGAGCGGCTTCCGGCCACGAGTCGTCCACCTTGTCGAACTCGGACGCAGCAGCGAGCTTGTCCTGGTGGCGCTGGACAGCAGCCGCAGCTTCGGTCTGAGCCTTACGCTTCGAGTCCTCCGCCATCGCGTCGCCGAGTCCCGCCATCACCCCCCGGGAACGAAGACCGCCGGCAAGACTCGCAAGCATCGGGAGCTGCGCCAAGATTCCGGACAGAACTCCACCACGACCGCCGCCGTCTTCGGCTTCGGTCCGGCTCGCGACTGGTGAACGCGGCATCAACACGGCTTAGCGACCTCCATTCGGGAACTTAGTTGTAAGGACCGTACGGCGACATAGTGGAAGTGGGCTTCACTCCAGGCGTTGAGCCCATGAACTGGCTGATGTTCGATCCACGTGGAATTGTCCCGCGTTCCGTGGTCTTGGCTCCGCCTGAAGGACCGAAGAGTTGCATGATCTGCCACAGAGCTTGGCCGGCGGCACGTTCCTGATCAAAGCCGACGGTCTTCCGGTTGAGGATTTCACCAAGTAAACCGAGGCCCGTGGACGACGACCCGGACAGGACCGAAGAACCAAGCGACCCCCTCGCGGTGGCGATGTCGCCACGTGCCGACCGCGCCGCGGACCGCGCCCCGAGTAGCGCGTTCTCGCGGTTGGTGACGCCAGTATCCAAGAGCTGAAGTCTGCGCTCGGCGGACCCGGCGCCGCGGGGCATCAGCGACATATCGGCCGAAGTCGCGTCGCGTCGCGCCGAGTCGGCGTCCAGTACGCCGGGACCGAGGAGCTCAAGGAGCTTGGACCTGTCCCCTTCGCTGAGAGCTTGGTAGTAGTGATCTAGATCATCGAGCCCACTGGTGGCGTCGCCGAGGAGCTGAAGACCCATCGGCGACGTTTTGGACGTCTGGTCCGCAAGGAGTCCTTCCAGTTGACTTTGGGACTTGGACGGCCTTCCGGCCTTCGAAGCTTTGTTGGCGCTGTAGATCGAAGTACCAGCGCCCACCGCGATACTCGCGACAGCGACCCAGCTCACTTGTCACCGCCGATCCGGCGAACACGCGGCTCGATCAGCTCCACTTCGAGTTTGTCCAGATCAGTTTCAGTAGTCGCATGGACGGTGGTCCAGACCGTGTCCTCGTGAGCGAAGCCCACGCGCCGAGTTCCCGGCGACGCAACAAAGGTGCACGGCGCATCGATCCTCTTGGCTCCGTGTTCCGCAGACCAAACGGTGATCGAGCCCTTCGAGATAATGTTGAGATGCTGTGTTCTGTGCATCTTCCCCGTCAACAGTGTTCCCGCGAGGATGGTGATCTCGCGGGCATAGATCCCGTCCGCGAACCAGTGAACGGGCTCGATGTCGATCTGCGGCAAACGCGAGCGCATGAGGTCTTCGATCGCATCCACGCGCGCGTTCGGATCGCCCGCAGACACGACCACGTCTCCCACTTCGTTCTGGTCGAACGCGCGCTCGATGTCGATGCGATCGCTGAGCGCTGGATCGTCGGTGATCACGAAGCCCACTTCGGCGTCGGAAGCAAAGTTGCCTACGGCTGCGGAACGGTTACTCATAGTTGTTGACATTCTACTCCCCTTGTGGGGCTCTTCAGCTCGTTTGCGGACTGAACACCGCCTGCCACACGCCCACCCGCACCTTTCCTTGGGTCGGTGTTCCCCCGGTCGCAGTAAACCGGACCTTGGAGGCGTTGATCAGAAGCGGTCCGGCGGCGTCGGTCGCCGCGCTGCCTTTCCATTGGTCGAGCCCCACGAGCCCAGCACCAACGGTCAGTGTCGCCGTAGTCGCGAATCGCGTCAGCGACGGAGTCGCTTGGTCCCCGGTCTGAAGTCCCGTGACACCACCACCCGAGATCGCCTGCGTAATGTACTGCGGTACCCCCAGCAGCAGGCAGTTGCCGGCGATCAGCAGTCCCGTTGAGTCCGTGGTCACGCCGACCGTGGACAGGGTAACTTCTTCTTCGCGGTATAGGATCGACCACGCGGCGCCGTGGGCCGGGTCGACGAAGTCTACGCCCGCTTTGAACGTTTGTAGTCCGAGAAAGATGTTGGCGAGGTCGAGCTTCGCCATGTTCGTAGGCTCGGGGACTGGGGCTTGGACCCAAGCCGGGGCGCCGTTGACCGTGCCGCGATAGTAGCGTTGAAACCGGACCGGGGACCCCGACTGAAGATCGAAGGTGATGTTCTCGGCGTAGTTGTTAGGCGGCGGGAGCACGGTCCCCGTCAGAAGTCCACCGAACTGCGGATCGGCGGTCTTGCCAACGAGACCGGTCAAGTTGAGCGGTGACCGTCCACCGAGTTCCAACGCCGCTTTGATCTCAGGAAGCTGTAGCTGGGACGAGGTGGCCAAGGACTCGATCACCTGGTCGATCTCGGACCTAGTCGCGGTCATCCACCGGAGCACTTCGTTCAACCTCAGATGAAGCGACTGCGGGTTGCGGACCGCGGCGAGATCGATCGTGGGAACCGGCGACTTTGCCATCAGACGTCCGCTCCGGAGCCGTGAGCGGCCCCGATCACCGGAATCCACTGCGCCCGCGTCCCCCACGAAGACAGATACACTTGAGTCCCGCGTTCCCGGACGCGACACTCGTTCGCCGCTTCAGTCTTCACGACGAGTTTGCCCAAGCTCCCCTTCGCCGCGGTCACAGGAAAGCTGACGCGGACGAACGTTTCTAAGCCGCCGGTCGAAGTCAACGTTTCCGTGTGAGCTAAGACCCCATCCACGGTCCAAGTGACCGTAACGTCGGCCGTGGACGCGTACTCCACAGTCAGCGCGGACAGGTACCCGTAAGGGGCTCCGAGCTCGACCTCTTGGCTCTCCCACCACGAGCCCAATGGAGCTTCAGGCTTACTGATGAACTTAGCCGCCAGAATGCGGGCGTTGGCCGACTTCCGGAGTCGCGCTTCGTAGGCCAGGAAAGGTGGACGGAACGCGTACGACTTCGTTCCGATGCCACTATGTTGAAACGGTGTGATCGTCGCGGCTACGACGTCGAAGTCTTTAAGGACAGTGAGTGGAACGTTGACGTTGTTCGTGTCGCCGCGGATCTCGACGCCTTGGACCCAGCGGAGACCGTCGAACACGATTCGTTCAGTGTCCATCTGGCCCATGTCCGGTAGCTGGTTGAAGTGCGGCTCGACGATCTCGAAAAACTTCCACGTGTCAGCGTCAGTTCCACGAATGCGGAACTCGTATCCGATCACGGGGGGGTTGAAGGAAACTGGCGCGATGGACTTTGTTGGGGTCGTCACCGTCTTCGCAACCGTTGCTACGGTACCCGACTCGGTCGTGTACTCGAGTACGAAGTCCTTCGCCACTCCTTCGGTGTCGACTTCGATCGCGAGCCCAAGGAGCTCCTTCGGTCCCCAGTAGCCGAAGTTTGAATAATCTGTCGGGCGCTTGACCGTGTTCACTGGACGCGGGAGCCAAGACACGGTCCACAGATGAAGGACCGGCGTGTGCCCTGTGTCGTTGGACCACTGAACGTCCACCGCCACGTTCCGCGCGTACGTGTCCAGCTCCGCGACAATTCTTGGATCGCCGATCGTCGAGCCTGTGAGCGAAGCGGTCGGAGCGAACGAAGTAACGAAGTCGTCGAGCAGAGTAGTCACGGTCATCGTCGCGCCGCCGGGGTTCGCTTTGACCGCTACGTGACCGTACTTCTTTTCGGACTCAGAATCGCCACCGTTGTGAGCGAAGGACCGGACGCGGCACGGGATCACGGTACCGTCGTCCGAGCCGGCGGTCGAAGCGAAGGCGTAGAGTTTCGCCGTGGTCGCGTTCGCGCCTCCGATCAAAGTTCGACCTGACGTCGTCGAAACGTCTACGAAGTGCGCGATGGCACTGAAGCCGTACGTGTCCTGCCACCAGCCCCATTCGTCTTCGGGACCGCTGGCACGATCCAAGACCAAAGCGGCTCGGACGCCTCCGGTGATCGCTTGGTAGTTGTAGTAAGCAAACTTCCCAGGCGAACACGTAAGCCGGTGCGCCGACTGCGCGGCGGTGAAGTCGGGAGCCAAGATCCCGTTCACGTCGACACCGTTCGCACCTTCGCCCGAAGGGAACAACGGCTGAAGCTCCTGACGTGTAATGTTGCGCGTGGTACCGCCGTCGCTGACGTAGATACCGTCGTTGGCGACCCACACCATAAGGTCACTCACGTCCATCGCCCACCGGTAGCGAAGCCCCGGAGCGCCGAGAACTTCGCTCTTCGCCACGCGTTCGGCTTGGTCCAAGGTCGGAACGATGGACCACATCTTCCCGGTCGACCACACGTAGCCGCGGTCGTTGTACACGCAGCCGTTCTGGAGCTGATCGTTGGCGTCGGTGATGTCGGCGAACCAGTCCGAACGCGTCGAGTCCATCGTGTACCGGCTGAAAACGTACAGTCTTCCGGGGTTGGCGGGATCGCCGAGACCGTAGCTGTAGCCGTCTTTGTCGGGACCGAAGACCACCGGGAGCGGCTGCGACACCTTCACGGGCTCGGGGATCTCAAGACGGAGTGTGGTCCCGCTGCCGACGTTGTCGTAGATCTCCATGACGTCGGTCGAATGAACGCGATAGATCGACGTAGCGATCCCGTTGGCGATGACTCCAGTCCCCTGAGCCCACAACACGTTGAAGCCGGAAGTACCGTGCCGGATCATCGACCCCGCGATCTCGGCGACCGTGGCAACGAAGGGAGCCGCGATCGTCGAGAACGGTTGCGCGTTGACGTTGCCTTCGACTGCGGCGTCGGACGCCGAAACGTTGAATGCGTACGCGTCGCTGTAGATGTCGGTGAAGGTGACCACGGACGCAGCGCCCGGATTCTGGATCGTGGCGATGGTGACCCACGTGTTGATCGTTCCGCCGCGTCGCCGGATGTCGATCTTGTCGCAGCCCGCGTTCGTGGTACCGACGACTGAGACGAAGACCTGGTGGCGGTGCGGCCACACCGGAGTCCGCGATGGCGGCGACCAGTTCGACCGAGCCCCGGTCGACGAATCGCGGTAACGGTACTCGTAGTCGTAAGGAGCTCCGAGAGCAACGTCGGGCTCGAAGCCCCCGCCGATCCACCACGAGTTGAAGCGGACGTCTACAACGCCGCGGTCGTTCGTCGTGATCGTTACGCGAAGAGTGTTGACCGCGTGGAGGTCTTTGGACTTGTCTTCGCCGAAGCGCGTCCAGTCGGAAAGTTTGAACCTGATCTCGGACCACTGCGACGCTGCCGCCGAAGTCTGCGACGACGCTCCACCGGGCGCGTCGGCGGTGGGAGTAGACCCCGGCTCGTCGGGGAGATCGGAGCGGTCGAAGATCGGACCTACGACTTCGTTCGGATCGCGGTCGAAGGCCATCCGGTCGCGGACCCGGCCGCGGTCGTAGCGGCCAAGCCGTTCCGCCGCTGGACGCGCGTCAGTGGACGGTTGATCGCCACGTCGAAACAGCACGAGATCGTTGGACCGGATTGTCCGGGTGAAGTAGTTCTTGGTGAACGTGGCGTCGTCAACGTCCGCTTCGACCCGGATCTCGGTGATACGGTCCGGTTCATCAGTGAAGAGTGAAATGTGCATCTCGTCGTTGACGCGATCGACGCTTCGTCCGCCGGATGCGTAGTTGCTCAAGTTGAGCGCGATCGTCCGCGTGAACGTGTGCTTGGTCGAAGCGGCCAACGCGTTCCATCGCGTCGCGTCGGTGGTCAAAGGTCCAGTGAGCGCAGCCGCAGTAGAGTAGCCATAGACCGAAGGCATGACCGCGAGCCCGACTCCTTCGACCGCTGAGCTAAAGGGCATGTAGCACCGGAGCGCGACCGTGTTGTCGGGACCGGCGATCGTGTGCGTGAGCGCGACGTACTGCGGCGTTCCAGTGTTGACTTGAACTAGCGCGTGCTGGGTGAACTCCTTGAAGTTGACCGTGGGCACAATCGTGCACCACCCGTTGCCGGTGCCGCCGTCGAAGATGATCTGTTTGATCGTACAAGTGACCCCGGTTGGGGACGCCGGGTGAACTTCTTCGACGTGAACTATTGCGCCCAAGCTGTCGGTCAGAATGGTCCCCGGACCGATGTTCGCGATCGAAGCAAGTTGGATCGCGAACCACCCGCCAATGAGCCCCAAGGTGGGGTCCTCGCCCGCCCACACCTGACGGGTGAAGGCTACGTTGATTCGGTTCGAGTTCGTAGCGCCACCGGACCAGCCAGCGAAGTTTCCTCCGGTGTCCACGTTGATCCGCAACGGACCGTTGGAATAGTCAAGCTCTGCGAGTGGCGCGATCTTCGGCTGTTCAATGCCCAGAGTTCTGACGGTACCGTCGCGCTTGATCTTGCGAAGCTTCAGACTGTCGGCCACCGCCATCCACGGCTCGACGGCTTGCTCTGGAACAAAGGGGACCAAGGACAGCGGGTTGCCGGACCATCCGGAGCCTTCGCCCGAAGGGATGGCGAGGGTACCGGTTTTGCCGAATTGAAGACTGTCGCCGATGCCGGCGATGTACGTGAAGTCGGAAGCCGCTGGATCGTTGAGTCTACGGAGGGAGTGCCACGGAGTCTCGTTGGTCGCTGAAGTAAGATGGACGCTCGTGCCGTTGCGGCACTGGAGCGTGCCACGAAGAACTTGGCGAACGTTCTTCCCGATCGCGAGCCGGTTGGCGCGCTGTGGCGCGTCAGGTGGTGACGCCAGGTCCTGGCCGTAGGCGCCGAACCTTTGCTCAAACTGCTCGTACTTGGACTCGGACATCAGAAGCCCCTCCGCTGACCGGTCCGGCGACGGGCGTTGCGTTCCAGTTGTATTTCGGAAGACTCGGACGGGTCGGCTCCGGAACTCAGCGAAGGATCGGCCGCGGACTCGGTGGGATGTGCTCCTTCCTGTTGCTTGCCGATTCCGTACATGACGTGGATCGCGGACGAAGCGGCGCGATTGCGGCGGGTGATCGCGGTCGCGGAGCGCAGAGCCGACGCGAGAACTTGGACTGAAGTCTCTGTGTCGTAACGTTTGAACATGAGTGTCCACAGCGCGAAAAGGTAGACCGTTTCAACTTGGTCCGGAGCCACCTGAAGGAACGCGTCACCATCGATCGGGATCTGAGCGTTCCGGACCACGTCCAAGGTGACCGTGTGACTGTTGAAATCGGGAACAGGAGTCAGCATGACCGTGTCCGGTCCCGCGACCGAAAGCGTGTCGGGCTTTGACCGTCGTCGACCTTGCCACCCGGACCGAAGTCTGTCGGTTAAGTGGACCGCGGCCGGACGCGCGAGAACGCCGTCGATCGAAGCGGCTAAGATCGTCGACTGAGCCTTCGCCAAGATCGCGCCGAAGGTGCAGAGCCTGTTGGCCGCGTCAGCACGTTCCGGGTCCACGGACTCAGCGTCGGAAAGTAGATCGGCGATCGCGCCCCACTTCACCACGAAGACGTAGTCTTGGGCCACGGACACGGTCGCGGGGAACGTTGGACCGGATCGCGTAACTAAGAGCTCAAGAACTCCTGCGGTCGACGGCGGCGGCAGAAGTCTAAGTTGAAGCCCTGCGACCGCAGACACGGAGTAGGTCCGTGGCCGCGACTGCGTGATGGCGCCACGACCCAGAGCCAAGGAGGTGAACTCGTCGCTCGAGCTGAGCGTCGAACAGCGACCGTCCGCTGTGCGCCACATGGCACGTCGCACCGAGATGGTGCCGTCCGGAAGATCGACGACGCCGTCGCCGGGGGACACGTCGATCGGGAGTTCGACGACTACAGACGACGTGTCCGCGAGAAACTGGTCACGTCGCCGTTCAAGGGCGGACTCGATTTGATCAGAAGTGAATTGCGGCGTCGCGGTGGACTCGACCAAGTGATAGCGGACTTCGGTGACTAGGTCCGACGACGTTACTGTCTGCGGCCGAAGGAGGACGTCGTCCTGGTCACGAAGGACCGTGGACAGCTGATACAGGCTGATGCCGTCCGAAGTAGCGAAGGCGCCGCGAGCGCGATCGTTACCGGTGAGACAGTTGAGGATGCGCAGAGACTCGGTGAGCGACGCGATGATCTCGGGCTCGGTCCAGAACTTCTTTGAAGGATCGTTGAGCCTGTCCGCGATCACGGCAACAGCGGCGTCGCGGGTGACCGTCGCGTAAGGCAACAGGAGCCTCCACTTTCATATCAACTTAGCCGTCGAACTAAATTTAGTCCGAAGGCTCAGCGCGACTACCGCTTCTTGATCTCTTCGATTGTGTGACTGAGCCGCGTCGTTTTGCCCGGAGGTCCACTCTCGGTGGTACCGCGGCCCATCGAGTCCTTGTCCACCTTCGGCGGCTTCGGAACGTCCATCTCGGTCATGATGTTGCCCACTACCTTGCTTGGCATCGCGTCCTCCTTACTTTGGTCGTCATAGCCATCTCGGTTGATACGGGTCGTCGGTGAAGTTGGCGTCGGACCCCGAGCCCCACGGAAGCGGCACGGTCGGCAGCACGAGCTGCACGTTTCTTCCGCAAAGCTGCTCGTCCACCCTCTCCAGCAACCGCACCTGGATCAACCAGTTCGCTGCATGATACTCCCGCCGGCTGATCCCGGAGAAGGGGACTTGGGAGTACGTGGAGTTCGGAGCGGACGCAGCGAACTCCAGAGCTTTCTCTTTGATGACGTCGAGCCGGTCTGCGAAAAACGAAGGAACCACCGCACCGTCGTCGGTGATGTCGGGCTGCGACGCCGAGTAAAGTAGCGGAAGGACCGTACGCGAAGTGGGACATGGATAGATCTCGTGCCGTGGGGCTCCGGTCCGGACTCCGGCGTCGGCGACGATGATGAAGGTGTCGCCAAGGACGTAGGTGACATCGACGTCCCACAACACGCTCACTTCGTCCGACAACGCGTTGCCGGAAGACGTGTCCGCGACGACTCCGGTGACGAGCGTCTCTTCGTTCCTTCGCCAACTGAAGACGACCGCAGCTCCGAGCCCTCCGGTCGTCACCGTGACCGTGAACATGGCGCGATCAGCTCCGGAGAACTCGCCCGAAGAGATGGGCTTCGGCCCCGAGCCCACCACCCTCACTACCGGGTCCACCGAACCGACTTGGCTCAGCGACCAGTCCAAGGGGCACAGCAGCCGTGGATCGCCGGTCCCCGACTTCGTCCGGTTCGCGTCTCTCGCGTCCAGCATTTCACGCTGATAGTTGTGGGTGAGCCTTCTGTTCAAAGTGGGATGGGTGACCGCGATGATCTCCTGGCAGTCCGATGGAAGGGTGACGTAACGCCGCATGATCGTGAACGCAGCCGCAGCGTCGGTGGCCCCAGAGTAGTCGGGACGAACGCGGACCTTGGTCGAAGAGATCACGCCGACGATGTCGTGGATCGGACCGTTCCCCGAACGAAACTGGAGCCCCACCAAGGAGCCATCGACTGGTAACGTGGAGAAGGTGACTTCGTCGGAGTCCTGAACCACGGACGCGGTCGAAGTCGCGGTCGATGTGATGGCGGCCGGGATGACGATGTGGCTCCGGCGCCACGTACACGACCACGTGCGCATGGCCATAGTCCGGCGCCAACCGTCGCGGACGTACATCCGGGCGAAGTTCGGATCGCAGCCGGTGATGGACTCGACCTCGCCGATGAGCTGCTCGACTTGGTCAGATGCCATCGTCCACGACCTCGATCACGAGCGCCAAAACACAGACCGCGATCACCGCCGCATAGATGAATCGAAGCACTGGCGTCGGTCCTCAGTAACCTTCCATGTACAACGTTCCCGCTTTTGAAGCGCCGAGAGTGATGGTGATCGTTTTGCCGGACCAGTCCACGCCCACCGTCGCCGCGGTCGTGGGAACGAACCACGCGGCGGTGATCTTGGCCAGCGGCGTGACGAACGTGTCTCCGCTGACGACCGGAGTCGTGAACGTGACGCTCACCCGCTTGAGATTGGCGATCTCGGGACGATGAAGAGTTCCGGTTCCAGTGAGAGCAGACATTGGAGCTCCTTTAAAATTGAACGGGGCGACCGTTGCCAGCCGCCCCGGTCCAGTTTAAACAAACTGAGACAGATTGACCTCAAACAGGCCGAATGCTGAGTTTGACGCTGACGTTGCCGTCTCCGGTGATCGCGGCCTGCGCGACACCAATCACTCGCTTCTGGTTGACGAAGGACCAGTAGATTGCGTACGTGCCCACGAGCCCCGCAACGTTACCGGAGGCCGTAGACCCGGTGATCCACTTGCCGGTGGGCCAGAGCTGACGAACTTTGCCGTTGGTTCCGCCGTTGGCGTTGTTCGTCTCCGTCGCTTCGGTCGCGTTGAGATTGAGCCCGTCGAGCAGAGTGTCGGACAGCGTTGTCGCCGAAGCGGTCGCGACTCCGAAGTCGCCCGTTCCAGCTCCGGTGGACTTGGTCGTGCGCGCGATCTCCAGCCGGTTGACCCACACGTCGACTCCGAATGGATTGACCACGGACATGATCGCGCCGGCCGTG